TCACGCCTTCACCGTTCACCGCATTCGTGGATTCGATCCATGCCCATGTATGAGCAACGTGGGCACTCAAATGTTCCGGGTGGTAGGCGTGAGTCGGTCAAGCGGCCTCCTTTTGCTGTTCGACCGCCGTTTCCCATGCCTTCGGTCCATTCTTTGGCGTGAACGATAGCGGATCACCGCCAGACCACACAGCAGGTAACGATCCATAGACTGATTCGATAAGGCTGGAAGTCTTATCCCCGATCAAGCACGCAACCTGTTCATTGGCCATGCCTTGAGACCGTTTGAGCGTCACGTAAAAGCTCCGCAGCCCATGGCTCGTAACAGGCGGTATTCTCAACCGCGGACAAATCACCCCAAGGCGCTGCGTCAGCGTCCTGCGGATCAAAGGAAGCGCAATGGATGCCCCTGGAAAGTACCATGGACTGGTCGGATACCGGCGCTGATGCCACGCCTTGTGCGCCTCCATGAGTTCCCGTAGATCGGCGTCGATCTGGATGAACGGATTGATCCCACGCTTCCCGCGTCTTACGTACAGGAACGAGCCTTCGACATAGCCCGGCGCTCCCTTCATGGACGAGTCCATTCTGAGGCCGAGTACTTCCGAGGTCCTAGCCCCGGTGTAAGCCTCAAATAGCAACTGCCATCCCGCCGATTCACTCGCCGGCACCTTGAACAACTCCCGCGCCAACTGGTGAACGACATCCCCACTGGCAGGCATACTCTCCCGGCAATGCTTAACCGATTCAGCCTTGCGATGCTTGGCCCGTCCAATGACCGGATTAGAAGTCAAATGACCTTCCAGCACAGCGAACCACATGAGGTTGCTCAAGGTCTGCAAGTCCACGTCAGCCGCACGTTGGCGATGGCCATTGCGTAAACCATAGTCGGCGCATGACTTGACACCGATCTTGTCGATTGGGATTGATCGGAAGTGGGATTTCAGGAATCCGATCCGTGTTTTCTCATGCTCCTGCTGAGCCTCAGTGCGAGGCATCCCACGCTTGTCCCGACAGCCTGATGCAAGGTAAGCCTTGGCAAGTTCGTTGAATGTCATGGCGTTTCCTTTATCTTGAACTCAGTCCGGTCGGTCTTCGTAACGGAGAATTCCTGATCAATTAGCTCTCCTCCTCCCATCTGGAATACCTCCGAAGCGTCTTTCTCGTTTTCCCCCTTAACCTTGTAGGTAACTTTTGCCACGGCATCGGCATAACAACTGATAGTGAATGTTTTCATTGTTGGTTTTTGTTTCGATTGTACTCTCCTGACGAAATTATGATCGCACTACCTGAATCTGAAGGAACCACATCCGCCGCTGATCGCATGGCCAAAGCCCGCGCCGCCAAGGCCGCAAAGGGTGCAGAAGCTGGTGCTCCCAAGCCCCGGATATTCCTGTCCCGTGGACGCCAGATCAAGCGTCCGAATGCTAAGGGCGGTAATCATATCGTTTGAGCGGGTCGAATGTCCTGCATGAACCGGATCACGTCGGTAGCCGAGTAGGCTACACAGGTCTTGGCACCCGCCATCTTCCAGAGCATTCGCTTTCCAGCCTGCTCTGGTGATTCCTTGTTGCCCTTACGTTTGACCTCAATCCAAAAGCAGACCCCAAGGTAACATCCAACGAGGTCTGCAATGCCCTTCTGGCAGGTGCTCTTTCGGTCCATTCGATGCCAAACGTACTGGCAAGCGTGGCCAAGTGAATCCAGTTGCGTCTTGATGTCCGATTGAATAACGGACTCCAATTCATCCGACGCATCAGCAGGTTGAACCGCTGCATTCTCCTTGGCCAATCGAGAGACAAGCCAAGCCGTGTCGAATCCTCTGGCCATTAGAACAGGGGCCGTGCATTGGCCGGTTTAGGATTATCGGCTTGTGGCCGTGGTTGGTTTCCTGACCTACCACTTTCAAAGTTCTTCCAGTTTCCAATTATGGGTCCGCGCACGCCGGCCTCACGCTCCTCTTTGCTTACGCTCTGTGCGATGAACCCATCCCATCCGTTTCGATCCGGCCCTTCACGGTTGGTAAAGAACACGAAGTCACAATAGGCGGCTCCGTTCTTTCCTGGGAACAGTCGTTTTTGGTCAATCTTCGATACGTCAATTTTGCCAGTTATCATTTGTGTCTAAGTAGGATTGTGAGGATCATTGCGATGTGGAGAGATACCGGAACTAAAGCCATTGCGAGTGCAAAACCATCTTTCTCATTCTTACGTATGTGGAAATAGATAGGGTCGCATGCCATAAATGAAGCGACCGTACTGGCACCAAGCAGCATAAAGAATATTGCGCCAGTCATAGGATGATTTGCTTGATGCCTTGATCGCCACGGAAAAGTCCACAATCTCCAATGCACTTGGCTGCCCGTTCCATGCGATCCATTATTAGTGCTCGATAAGGGGCCAGTTGGTCAATGTTGAGGTAGTAAATAAACACGCTGAATGGGTGAAACTTCTCAACCACAATCCAAACGAATTGCGACTTCTGATCTTCGGGATTGCAGCCGTTCCACATATCGAGATACCACGCGGCCTGCTGTCCCCAGAAGCCATAGCGGATCTCATTGGCCACCTTGCGTTCCTCTCCTTCACAACGTTGCACGCTCTTGATATCCACAAGGCATTTCTGGCCATTCGGAACAGCATCAATCCTGGCCTTACGCATGAACTCAACTTCTCCGACCCTCATGCGCTGGAACAGGCTTATCTCCGTCTCGCAGTTTGTCAGGATACCTTTAGCCTCCTCGTTGTTGTCCAATGCTGCCATTGCGCCGAATAGCTGAGCCGACTCGGCAAAGGTTAGGACATGGCGACCGGCCTTTTCTTGCTCCTCGGTCCAAGCGGCGCAGTCTTTTCGGTTCCATTGCCATTTCTTGCCATCAATCTCGGTGGGCTGGATGGCGAACTCGGGCAACGGAACGTCCGGTGTGAGGATTCCCTGATGAATCCAGATGCCACATTGCATGTCCCAATTCATCTTGCGGTCAAAGAACGACAAGGCATGGGCATCAGTGGGTCCTAAACCCCTCAGGAACGAGCCTGAGAGGCCGCCAGAGCGACGATATTCAGGGTCTGGCAGCTTCCTGACCACCGAGAACTCCGGGGCCTCCTTGACGTAGCTAGCTCCGGTAATGGCCTCTAGCTGGTCGGGAGTTAGGCGGTAGTCGCTCATTTTTTGGAGTCCCTAAAAAGGAGATAACACATGCCGAGGACTAGGATTACTCCAAGAGCTTCCTTGACCACGTCCGGCCAACTGGTTTCGCAAATCATATCAACTCCCCTTTCAGAAACTTCTGCACGCTCTCGGTCAATTGCGTGCATTGGCGATCCTTTCCGGCGTACCATTCCAGGACCTTCACAGGAACGTCGATGATTTCCTTGATGGTATTGGCCTGCTGCGGTGTGACCTTTTCGTCTTGGATCACAAGCATGGTCTGGAACTGTGTCCATGTGATGTCGAGTTCCCGAAGCTTGGCATTGATCAAGTCAGGAAGTGCATCGGCGGTCTTCACTACCTCTGGAGTGGCCACCGCAGCCGGCTCTTGAACGGCCATAGGAGTGGACGGAAGCCCTTTGAACTGGTCAATCGAGACAGCCTCTCCTTCGACCTTTCGGATGCCATCGGTTTCGTCGTCGGCCTCCAAGGCTTTGGCGAATCGCTCGTTGGCAATGGGCAGCCACTTGGATAAGCGCCGATAAGCCGTCTTCTTCCACATTTCCATTTCATCCGTGACCCACGGACCCTTGTCCTTGGACTTGGACCGCGCTTTGATCGCCAGGATTTGATCGGCCGACATGACAACGGATTGCTTCGTCCCATCCTTCATTGTCGCCGTGGCATAGGCACCCATCGCTGCCCCTTGCGTCTTGGGCTTGTCCTTATCCCGCCGAAGCCACCACGGGATATGATCAAGAACCTGACCGCAGGAATAATCGAACTTGTCTCCCTCGTAGATGATCTCCGCTCCTTGGGTGGCCACTTCCCCGGACCAGAATGCAGTCTGAGCCAACCCCTTCCAGTCGATGATCGGCGTGCAGACGTTCCCGTAAGGCACCAAATGCGCCAAGCGGCCATCAGGCTCAAGGCCGACCGCCGATAGCGTCAGCATGGAAGACAGCAGCGATCCCTCGGTGCAATCGTACAGCTTCGGGTTCTTCGTCATGGCCGTGCAAGCCACTCGAATCATGCGGTCCGGTGTGATATGCTTTGGCAGAACTTTGCGGATCTGCTCAACGAAGGCCGGAGATTCGAGATGGTCTCGAATGGTTAAGGTCTTCTGAGGCGCTTGCGCTAACGGCTGTTGCTCGGTCTTGGCTACGGTGGTTGTACTCATGGTTTGTGGTTGCTGTATCGGTCGTTTTACGGTTGAGAACTTTACCGCTGCCGTCCGTGATTCCTTCTTTCACGCGACGGCGCAGATATTCAGATTGATAGGTTCGATTGGCTTGGACACAGGTCTTGCACCGGCAACCCATGACGTAGCCATAGCGGTTGTGTTGGGTGCTCATGCGCCGGTCCATCCTGCTTTGGGAGTCCAGATTTCCACGCCTTCAGGCATCCGCACAAGAACGGCTGGACGACCTCGGCGCGTGACATCGGACAATGCCCGGTCAAGCATCCAATTCTCGTTGGCTTGGTATGGAAGCGTCATGGATTCGTATCCCATGGCTTTAGCCTGTTCTTCGGTTAGTTCGAGTGGAGTGGTCATGGTCCGGGTTTGATGAATTCTTCCAAGTCTGCGATTGCATCCTTTAAGCGAGCCCATGCGTCGTCGCCATTATAGTGCCAAGCATCGACCACCGCTTGGGCCAGCTTCAATAGCTTGTCTGTGGCGATGTCATCGTGAATCCGAATCAGTTCCTTGATTTCTGCAAGTATTTTGGCGTCAGTTTTCATCGCATGTCACATTCTGCTGGGTTGCCAACGGGTTCCTGACTTTCGATAGCCATAGCCTTCTCGCGCCAAAAGGCTGCCATCTTGGTGCAACGCTCCGATTCCTGCACCCACCATGCAGCGGCTTCCTCGTTGCCATACTTCCGATTCTCTTCGGAATGCTTCAGTGCCTTGCGTGCCGATTCCTGGCAGGCTTCACGGTTACGCCACCATGAGGCAACGTCCAAGTGTCCTTCGTTGTCAGTTTTCATGGGATTCGAGTTCTTTGGCTTCTTTGGTGAGGGCGGCAATCTTGGATCGAAGCTCGCTGATTCGTTCCAGTTGGGTGGGAATCTTTCTCTTGAGTTCGGAGAGCGCCTCGCTCAGAAGGTTGGATGATGATCCAAGCTGATCGGACGCAAGAGCTGTCCAGAACGGATAAGCCGATTCTTGGTCGTTGCCGTAGATAGTGACCCCAAGAGATGACGGCCTTTCGCCAAGCTCGATTTGCGACTTTGCGACTTGCGCCTTTAGCCACTCGACCACTTCGGCCTCCGTGACTCGTTCAAGTATTGGTTTCATTGTTAATCTTTTGGTTTTTCCAGTGCATAAATCCTGCATTGACGGCTCCTTTGCATTCCTTCCAGAGCGCATCGCTGCAACCGTTGCAAAGTTCGGCCTCGTTCATTGGGTCGACTCTTTGGAACAGTCCCCATTCGACTTTGACCGTCGCGTTAACAGCGTGACACTGATCGCAGGTCATAGATATCCATTCTGCCAGAGCGCCAACAAGGCCCCAGCCATTACGCCAATTGCGAGGTAGATTCGGTTCATTCCGCCGCTCCTTTCAGCTTCAAAATCATAGCTTCGTGCATAGCCTCTGCCTGCTTTCGAGATCCAGAGCAACGATCCATTTCTTGGTTGTTAGGGCCTCCGAAAACCATGGTTTCCCAAAGTATGGGAGAATTACCGTCAAATCCATGCGCTAAGCCCAAGAAAACCGTGGAAACTTTAACCCCACGAGAAATCTCCGTCATAGCAACTTTTCGGTTTGAAGTCTCAAACCATTGCGCCCATGCCAGAAGGTCCAACGCTGGGATTGGCTCCCCTAAGTCATTTAGAATATATTTGTCGCTCATTGTTTCCATTGTGTTCGGTCCTGCGTCATTGCAGCACCGGAACCGCCCGCCATTGCTGACGGGCAGCGCCGGGGTTACACGCACATTGCCAAGCCACGGGTGTAAACGGCATTGATCGACTCGCCTTCGCGGATGTCCTCAGCCCGGAGAACGTACAAGGCGCACCCACGCGGGTCAGTCTGGTGGTACGGCACAAGCTTAGGATGGCTCTTAAACAAGGCTGAAAGGCGTTTCAAGGCACCTTTCTCGCGGTCCGGTATCGGATACCGGAAGTCGGTGTTCGGATTAACCAAACAGGGGATTCCGGTCGTCTCATCCCGTTCGATACACCCACGGGCCGTTCCACATTCCAGTTCAGCCCATCGGTGCAATGTCCGTTCAATCTTGATCAAGGCACTTGTTTCGTGGTAGCTAAGGCCCATCTCGGAAGCCCTGGCGTAGATGCGTGCGATACGTTCTTTCTTGGTCATGTTTCTCTTATGTTCTGCCGCCCGGTTAATTCCGGCGACGTTGAGACCATACCCGACCGCATAGGTTAAGCAATATGAAAGTGATTCAATGGGAACTTGGATTGAGAACACAAGCGATTTATTGCAACGCCAGCTTATGTATTATCAATGTCAAGCAATAATCTATCCGGGTGGATTTGACCATTCCAGAGAGTGGACTAGGGTTGCCATGTGAAAATTGCCATAACCGTTTCAGATTATTCGGCCGCCCTCCACATTGGAGCCGATGTTGATCGAAAGACTGCCGTACTTGAGATTCCAAACGGTCTCGTTCCGACATGGCTTCGTAAGTATGCCGATGACGATGGCCCAAGCTATCCTACTCGACCGAAGGAGTTCACCATTTCACTTTCCATCATTCCAAATAATCCATGAACGAAATCACGCCATCACAAGCGGCATCCGCACTCGCCAAGCTGTCACGGTTGAACCCCACCCGAAAGCAGATCATAGCCAGTCGAAGGAATGGCAAGCTGGGAGGACGGCCACGGGCGAAGAAGGCGAAGCGTCAGACTGAAGCTCGGCTCATAGTATTCCCCAAGAAGGATCGACCTACGGTTGCCACGATTCCCGCCAAGGCCGTCAACCAGGAGGAAGTGACGCCGTGACTAACGAATCGAGAAACTTTGCCAATTCGGACTTAATCTTTACCTCTGACCGAACCCATGAGCTTGCGCCATTGATGGCCCCTTCTTGGATCCAAGCGCACCAAGGCCAATTGTGGTTGGCTGGAATCGCTTTAGGGCTGTTCCTGCTCATGCTTTTGGTCGAATGGCTATGGGACCGATAGAACCGCCGCAAAGCCCCCTAGCAGCCCCGCCAAGGCCCGATTCCACGCTGGCAGGGTGATTGGAGCGGGAGGAAGAAAACAACGCTCCTAGCGCCTTCCTGAAGCTTTTAGACCATGAGAATCCACAAATACCCACTAACCACCGAAGAGAACACCGTCCCGCTGACCAACTGCGACAAGGTGCTGTGCGTCCAGATGCAACGCGGTACCCTGACCCTTTGGGCTCAGATCAACGAGGATCCAGCCTTGAATGTGACCAAGCGAGCGCGGACCTTCGTCATCTTCCCAACGGGCGATACCACCAAGAAAGGCAGTTTTGAGTACGTTGGCACAGTCCAGGATGGCATCTTCGTGTGGCATGTTTACGAGCGAGTGGATTGAGGATTGACATTCATTCCTGAGCGGATAGGTTGTCGGGCATGAAACAAGCACCTGACTTGATGACACCTCCGCAATCCGAACTTCAACGCAACCATGAACAAGCCTTGTGCGCTTACGAAGCGCAACACGCGATTTGGTTCAATACAGTTGTCGATTCCGATGCTGGCCGACGCGCCAAGGCTAAGCTAAAGGAATTGGAAGCGGTTTACATTGCTGCCAATCACGCTGCGTTTCCTGAAATCATTTGCATCCTATGACGCACGCCATTCACAAACTGATCTGTTGGTATCTGCGCCGATGTGCCGGCGCGTTCCATTGTTACCCCTACGGTAAATCTGGCCGTTATGTGGTGTTGATGAATGAAGACCAGTACCACCGATATTCCAAAATACGATGAATGATCCCGCATATCTCACCGGCAAGAAACTTTGCACTTGCCTAGGCTCATGCGCAGGAGCCGAAAGGCTTGGAAATGGTTGGGTCTGCTGTCTGACAATTCCCAGAGAGCAACTGCTTCCTAAGGAAGAGCATTCTCACCCAAAGCGCAATTGCGAGCGTTGCCATTCAACTGGAATCGTTGACGCTCCCGGCGTCAGCCATTGGGGTTCTGTGCCCAGAATGCCTTGTCCACAGTGTAACCAGAAATGGGACGAATTCGCTATTACCGGTTACGCTTGGCACGAAGACAGCAGCCTTGAAAAGTGGTTCCCAATGACTGCGGAGGAATTGACTAAACTACGCCACATTGTCGACCGTCAAGATAAGGAATTGGCAGAGCTTAGAAACCGCAAGACAGTTAAACCCTTCTGTGGTGAATGCGGAGGAGAACATGAACCAAGCGGAGCGCGTGGCGAATGTGTCCGATACTGGCGTCTGAGGGCTCTGGCGGCAGAAAATCGAATATCCGTACATAAGGCTTACGGAACAGCGCTTTAGCCAATCTTTCCACCAAACGCGCTAGCTTCACCGCTGGCGCTTTTCTTTTGCACAAACTCTCTTGACATTCCCATTCGCTTAGGTTATCCCTTGTCCACGCTGGCAATTAAGCCGGTCAATGAAACAAAAACATGAGCACTATCTACACCGACGCCCCGGAAGCAATCGCCGTTGTTCAAGCAGCATTCCCGCAATACAAGCACGCGCCGAGCCGATTGACCGTGCAACCATTCCATCCGATTACGCCAACCAGCTATTGGTCTGGCGGCACTAAGGACCTTTGGGCCATTGCCAAGCTTGATGGAACACAAGCCAGCGGCACGGTTCGCGAGAATGGCCATGGGTTTACCGAAGGCGTCGGTGAAGTCCAATCATTGCCTGAAGGTTGCGCCCTGGTTCGTTTAACCATTGGCAATCGTGAATCTGCGGCCCTGTATGTGCCAGCGGACAATCTGGCCAAGCTCCTCCCGGCTCCCATTGCCTTAACTGACGACGAAAAGGTTGTCCTTGTGGCAACTGCCAGCCTTGTGAGTTCGGCCCGCAATCGCGTCTACACTGCCCATAGGATGGGAACGGAGCGAGTCACGGCCACCATTGCCTCATTGGTCACGAAGGGGCTCATGGCCAAGAACAAGTCAGTGACAACGAATGGCAGGAATGCCGCCAATTCAATTCCCGAGAAGAACGAGATCCTTTGGAAGTATTGAACCACCGCTTTCACCACTCAGCCCTAGGAACACACCTAGGGCTTTTTGTTTACTCAACGCGCCAGAATGGCATTACAGCCCTCTTGCTCCGTTAGGGCCACCAAGTGACACCCAGCCAAGAATCTCCCGCCTACGCGCCTCCTAAGCTCGGCCTTGACTATTCCAGCCTTGTTCCTGAGGCTTGCCAAGCTTCTATGGCAGAATTAGCTGAATCACCCCGCTCAATCCATCCCAAAGCCTTGATCCGTAGGGATGCAAGGTCGCAGAGGGCGTGGAAAGTGGTAACTATCAGTGAGCCAGGGCAGCTTGCTATTGGCCTCAGGCGCTCACGCATCAAGCTTACTGAGGAGATCGACAAGCTTTGGGGGACTGAAATGACTGGAACTCGGGAATTTCCAGGGAATGGGCAGATTTTGCACAGTTTGATGGGTGATTACATGGCTGTTTGCGACCGTCTGATGCGAATCTGTCGCATTCCACAAGCGCCAGCGGGATCGAAGATCAACGAGAAGCGACCAACTCTCGATGTCAGCGAACCGACTGCGGTTGATGCAGTAGAAAGCCCGGTTTCAGCGCAACCACAAAGCAGCAATCAGGCTTGATCCACTCTGCTTTCCCATGACTGCCAAGCATGGGAACGAGTGACAAGGCTGGTAGCTACCACTCCCCCTCCAACTTAAGGAATCTCTTTTTCCTTGGATCTAGGGCCACGGGGATGCCGGGGTGGGGGCCGCACGGCGAAGGGGGGTGTTTCTGTAGCCCCCTCTCCATACCTAGGAGGATTTTTAGCTTTGGCCTGGAATCGGGTGGTTTAAGTTAAGTATTGAATGAAGCGAATTGGAATCAAGCCAGTTCGGTTTCCTGGTAAGCAAGACTGCCATCCGCCCAACGGGCTTCAGAAACTGGTGGAAGGTGGAATGTGCCACCGAGAATGGAAAAGCTCGATTTAGGAGAGAATCCAAGCTTGGTGTGTTAAAGACCAGTCTTGAACAGTGTTTAACGTGGGTGACTGGTGTAACGGATGGTAACGGTGTGTAACGCGTTACTGGGTGTTACAGGGTGTTACAGGGTTGTTATACAGTGGTGCAGGGTTTCAGTGGATCCCATGCCTGGGTTTGCATGATCTGCGCTTGGTATCTGGGGTTTGGATTTGCTGGTACTCTTACTGCTCGTTGGCTTCGCCTTCCTCGCTGGTGATGCCTTTGGCTTGGTGTTTTGGGACATGGGCTTTGCCCCCTATAGTCCGTCGCTTCGCTCGGACTTCTTACGGAGTACGGAAGATACTCTCCTACCTCTCTAAACGGTGACTTGTCCCAAAAGTGGGATATTCAATGAATGTGGCGAGTATTTTTCCAGTGATTGGTGGTCAACGGGATACGCCGTGGAATTTCATGCAACGCTTGCAGATCTTCTTGCGTTTACGGATCAGGATCTTGCCGCAGGCTGGGCATGGGGTTCGGATTGAAAGTGGGTTCTTGTAGCCCTTGGGTTTGGGTGGTCGAGCGAAGTCGTGGTAGCCAAGCATGGGGGTCACTTGTAAAATTCAACCAGCTTTCCACAATTCGACATTTTCCTCAGTGCACGGATATTCACGGGATTGATCGGGTCATTATCGTAAGCAACCAAAGCGGACGGGGCTCCGGAATTATGCTTGGCTCTGGTACCATCGACATGGTGGAAGAACAGGCGTCCACGCAGGAACAGGATTCCAGATGCCTTGGTCCAAATCCAATCGTGCCAGTCGGCAGTTTCGGTTCTAGCGAATACCAAGGCGATGCAGTTTCCATGCTCAGCGCACTTCTGAAGCCATTTGCCGGTCTGTTGGCCGTATGGAGGGTTGCACCATACTCGACCAATCCAAGGCGTGGATAGTCCATTGTCCCGGATTGTAAGATGATTAGCGGCAGTATCCCACGGTCGATTGATTGGAGAACATGGGTCCAAATCGAATGGTCCAAAAGCATTCACGATCTCCGGAGGAGTAAGCCATTCGTCTTTCCCGGCCCTAGGGGAGTGATGCGATCCAATTCCTGCTTTCATTAAGTTACAAATCCTTTAGAAAAATGATTCTGTGGCAGGCTTTGCACCGTGGTAAGTCCGGATTGGTGGGTCGTCCGCAGGATTTGCATGGGACGAGTTTCTCGGGCTTGGGTGGTTTGACTGGGTTGATCCTTGGCACGCCGATCTGGGAGCACTTGTGGCAAAGGCTGGTGCTAGAGGGTGCTTGGCAGATTCGACAGGTCTTCATTCCTTAATCACCGGTAAGTGCATTTCCATGGTGCCATCGTTGTGCCATTGAGCCTTGGTTTCCTTCCAATGCGTTCCCCACGGGTGGATCTGGGACTTGTGGATGACGACGTAATGCCGGCAGTTTGGATTGGTCTCATGGTAAAGCCATCCAGGAAGGTCGATGCTCAGCGAGTCCTGAGCGAACTTGGCTTGGTACGTCCAGCAGATGGAAAGGCCGATCACGGTTCCGATAAAGACTCCGATGAGTGGTTGGTAGGTTGATTTGGAGAGTTTCATTTCAACTTCCTGCGTTTGAGTATCGATGGAGAGTAGAGACCCAATGCGCGCCGTTTGGCTGACCGTATTCGGCTCTTGCGATTCTTATCGTCACCGCACTTTCGGCAGATTGGGTGATTCCCAAGAAGCTGGAGGGTTGCATTGCATCGGCATTGTGGAGTTGAGCATTTGATTTTCATTCGGTTGTTATCGCTGCCGGCACCAGGACGCACATGCAAGGAAGCATGATTCCTGACTTGTGAGGATTGCAGCAGCGGACCCGATCCAGACATTCACAATTGGCGTGATTTACCCGAACATGATCCGCCTTCCTTCGGTGCGAGTTGCACCACCAAGTTCCGATCAGCCTACCGCTATCGTAGACCTCGGGAGCGGAGAATAGGTATGTAGTGGTCATATTCACGGCACCTTGCTCCACGATTCAGGATCGGATATGTCCAAGTGATAGGATCCTTCAGTCGCGATTCTCCAATCCAATTCGGATTTCCACGCTTCCTCTGGATCTTGACATTCTTGGCTCCTACAACCCCATTCGTAGGCAGTTGCTGAGTCTGATCCGCATCGGTGTCCAACCTTGAATGCAGCTGCCCATACAGCCTTTACCAGACGATTCAGAGAATCTTCATCGTTTTGTAGTTTCATCCCTTCACTCCGTGGTATTGAGCGCACTTCTTGCAAAGTTGCTTGTTCTTTTGGGCCTTGGCTTGGGCGCAGATGCGGCACGGTTTCATGGCAAGAGCTTAAAAGCCTTGGTCAGGCACTCCCGGCACAGGTTTGCTGTCGCACTTTCATAGTCCGGTTCTTGTCCGACTTGCACGACCTCAGTGAGCTTTGACGCGTTGCATTCATCGCATCGGAAGGTTGTCCATCCGTAACCATCAATGATATCGTCTACGTCTTTAGCTGTGGCAGTATCTACATTCAAAGCGCAAAGTTTCTCGTAGATTTGACGACTGTGATCGTATTTGAATGGATAGTATTTCTCTCTCCACGTCTTGGCTATCCCACGGATCTCGTCTCGAGACGTTAGGAGTTTCACTCGCCCCTCCTCTCCGCATGGACGCAGCCGAACTCTGGGCCAAAGAAGATGTACGAACGATCCCATGAATCTCCGCAGCGCAATCCGTCCACCGGGAAATCGCCTGCGTTGTTGTCATTGCGCGGGCTTTGGATCTTAGGATGATTGCAATCGCCTTGGCCAGTTGGTTCAGGCTTGTACCACTTGCAATCCTTGCATCGGCAGGGTTCGGTGGGTGGGGTCATGGCCTTTCGGATAGATTCAAGTTTCGATATCCTCCAAGAGCAATGTTCGTGGTGGTTTTCAAGGCGGCCATTGATCTGTGGATCGCTTATTCCACAAGCCGAACACCTGTAGTACGGATTGCCTCCACCGATAGGTTCTTTAGGATAATCGAAATATTCCAGGTCCGTTTCCATTCCCCCATTCTGCGCGTAGGTTTCTCGGTTGTAAAGTCAAAGTGGCGATCTCTCGAAACTTATTCTCTGGAATATTTCAACCGGAGACGCATCTTAGGGGTGCTGTCGGTAGTCGTTTCGGTCCCGGGACAGGCATCGCTAATACCAAAGGTAGCTAAACCTACCGAGTAATTGTGGCGAGATGATCAGCCGAGATGGCTTCCGACGGCACCAGCTTTAGGGCGAGTGTAGCATACTGGCTAATGCGCCGGTCTTCCAAACCGGATAGGTGGGTTCAATTCCCTCTACTCGCTCCACTTCCCAAGGCCGATGTTTCAGCGGAGTTCCTAGCCGGACATCGGTAAGCGCAGGGTGGAAGAACAACCCTTAGTCGTTCACCTTGCGGGCTTTGGAAGGGTTACTCTTGATCTTGGTTTTATTCATCACTCTTGAGTCAACTCTGTTGGTTCTGGGTGCCTTTGGGAGGACTATTCCCATAGATCCCCGTGGGCACCCGATCCAGAAGTGTAGCCAATACAGGCAAACACCTCTGTTTGAACTGGCGGAAGGAGCATTCCCATGAGTCCACAGGAGCAGCCCGACCTCAGTGATGGTGATTTAAGCTCAACAGCAGCCAGCCAAAGCTCTTAGGGCTATCCCGCCCCACCATCCGTGTTGCCGGCGTCGACACTTTCCTGCCAGCTACGGGGATCACAACGTCCTCCCCGCTTTTCCCTGCGGTACTATCCTAGGGAAAGTTGATTGGAAACCCGAACAGGAGCGTTACCTGCTGTGGCTCCGGGACGAATCGCGCCACACCTATCTGGCTAGCTCCGGTGGGACTTTCCCGTGCTGATTCGTGAGGCGACAATTCCACATGGATTGATTCGGTCAAATGAAAAGGGCCTCCTCGTGAAAGAAGGCCCTAAAGCGCGGGGAAATGAGGTACGAATCAGCACGCCCCGAACCATGCCTGCATCATGCGTCAGGTTTCGCCGTAGCGCAAGGACCGTTCACTTCGGCGGGTCACTCGTTGAATTCAGCTTTGGTGTAGCGTTTATCGAGGTCGGTCACTTCAAGTTCCTCACCGACGTATTCGCAGTCATCGCCATTGTTGAACTTCTCAACAGCGTCATCTTCCGATTCGGCCATGATTGTGAATTGCTGATGTCCTCTGGCTTTTACTGGCACTGTGATTAGATATTCTTTCATGCGTTAAGTTTTGGTTTGTTACTTCGGCGGGTCAGGCAGCGGGATCCAATGGGTCGGTGCGGGTCCTCGAACAGGACGTGGTTCAAACTTACCGTCGTGGACGTGCCAATATTCAATCTCAAACTCCGCCCAGTCGGCGACATATTGACCACGTTCTGTAAATATCAGGATTGGAGTCCCATCCTTCGGAGCCGTCTCAATCGGCTGCCATTGGCCCATCTCGCGCACGATCCTGAGGATTTCAGCCATCTCGTTGCAAACAAGCGTCAGGTTGTGCTCGTTGAGCATGTGATCGAACAACTTCTGGTAGTAATCAGCGTCGGTTTTCATGCGAGTTGGTTAGGAACCAGTCTTCGGCCTAACAACCAGCGATTGACGCCAGTCGCCGGTCCATTTCGGGGAATATTCTGGTGGGATTGGCCCGTAACCACCGCTTTTGCAGATCCAAAAGTTTTGGACATCTGTAGTTATTGGAATGTGAGTGAACCAATTCCAAGATCCAGATCCGTCCACCGTAACCGCCTCCGCCCAAGCCGGCATCTTGCTCCAATCAACCTCCGGAGCGTCGATCCATTCGGAGATTAGGTCCCTGTCGTCTTTATGACCTTTCGACCATGTTCCATCAATGTTAAGGCTACAGCAATCGCCCGTGTTTTTGTCCATCGCTATAATCGGAGGATAAGGTTGTGGCCTTGTGGTTGTTAAAACAATCCTACAACGGCCTGCTCTGTTGCGATAACACTTCCCTACCTCAAACTTGATTTCGTTCATTTTGTGATTTTTGGTTTAGTACAGGTCAAAAGCTTTAGCCCCCACATTCAGCGGCTCTTTCCGCGCAAACACGCACTGGATGTCGGAGCTTGCGAGCACTTCGCAGTCCACGAGTTCAACGGCGTTGTACCCGCGCTTGACGAGCGTTCGGTACTCCCGTGGAATGAACCAGCGGCGGAGTTGTGCGATGGTAAGGCAGCCGGTGTGGCATAGCATTCCACTCGCTCTATAGAATATTCCTGCAGTCCCAAATTCAAGTGGCCATGGCTTCAAGTTATCCAAGTCAGGACGCATGATTGACCAAGTTTCCTTCTGGCCAGGATTAAACGGCCCACGTCCGTTCTCGTCCTGGATGCGGTAGATGGTGGTTTTCATTACCACGAAATCAACTCGCCATTAAACGGAAGCCCGTGGGTTTTTTGAAACCATGCACGCAATTCTCCCCAGCATTTGAATCCGTCAGCGCGGGCAAATTTATTAAGCTCTTTCTCATGCGTGAATCGTTTTCCGTCAGAACAATACTCATTCTCGTAGAGATCAATGTAATCTACCCTTCGGCACTTCACATCACGCAATACCCTCTGCTTGCTACGATATGGCTTCCCAGTCCATTCGCGAAGGCTCAATGGATCACCCGGAAGGCACCGAGCGGAAGCCCTAATCGTTTGGGTCTTTTGACCTAATTCAACAAGCGTTGCGAACCGTGGTTGAAACATAATCACACCACGGCGACTTTTCTTCACTTCGGCAGACAACTTTTCCATATCTTCGGAGGCACAGGGTTGTTCGGGTAATCGGCCATACTGGCGTATCGCACTGGCGCGACGTGGCCATTGCGGAACTCGTATCGTGCGATGTCGTAGGCCATGTTTGGAACCATCTCATCGTCGTCATCAGAGCAAGTTCCAGCGCATTCGCCCACAGCCTTCATTCCGGCCATGATGTCAGCCTTTTGCTGCTCAAGCTTGCTCAGCGGACGATTGGCGTACTGGCCTCGTCGGAATCGGTTATCGCGGCGTTGTTGGCGGTTCAAAACGGTCTCCTTTCGTCCTTCGGTTTACTCGTTGGCTTCGGCTTCTTTGGCACCTTGATGAGGTCCAGTTGGATGGGTCTCGGTGGGCGCGTTGGCTGGCTCATGTTCCATGGTTTCGTTTTCATTTGGAATTCCAAGCTCGCAGCGAATATCACCAATGATGTGTCCTACGTGCATCAACGCAACGCGAGCGTATTTGGTTTTGATCTCTTTGATACGAGCTTCAATCTCGTCGAGAATCGAACCGACTGAATCTCGATGCTCCTTAATCGTGATTTTGGGTGTCTTCATAACTTCACTCTCCCACCAGCCACGTTGCCCGCTTAGTCATCGGCCCGCCACGACGGCTGACCTTGTTCAACTTACCTTCGCGCTCAAGCTTCACCATCGTCGTCTTGCCAGCCTTGATCGCTCGCAGCACCACTTGGTAGCACGCCGTGCAGACGCCTCGGCAGTATTGCGCGTTGCCGCATTTCGGGGTTAGGCAGGTGGTTTTCATAGTGCTTTCAGCCATTCGGAAATGCCTCCCTTTTTACCATTGCGAACAGGAAGCGTTTTACCTTTGGTTTCAAGTTCCAACCACGTTGTTTTGCCTCGAATAACAAGGCTCCGTGCGGTTTGATAGCAGATTCGGCAAAGGCCGCGTGCGAATTGTTTCTTTTCGCATCTAGGAAACAGGCATTTTGGAATATCGTTCATTCTCTTCTCAATTAACACGCCGTTTGATTGGCGCTAGGGATTTGGGGCGAAGTGGTGGATGTCTTTAGTTTGTAATTGTTAAACCACGCCCTCAATCGACGCACGTTTCTTTCAGCTTCAATAACGATGTCTTCAGTTAAGTCAGTATGATTCCACCTGTGAACTCCCCTTTCGCAACCTCCGTCACACCAAACGAAGTGCATAGCATCTAGTTCAATATTCTTTCTACGATTTGATTCCTGAGCAAAAGTAAGCTGTCGCCTTAACTCAATGATTAAGTCGTCCTTCGCCTTTAGCATGTCGATATTGTCCATAATTTTAGATTCAGTCTATCACCCGCCCCATCTGGTCAACAAACCGGACGGAAGGTACAGGTACGTTGCAAATGGCTTTGACCCATGCCGCGCCAAGCTGAGTTGTTTTGTACCAGTCGCCGTGAGAGTAGATAGCCCCCTCTTTCAGGAGCATTTCAATGCAATCTGTAATCATAGGACTGTCAGCGCGCTCGGGCCGACCCGGAAAACAGTGGCAGTGGATCAGCGTAGACAAGTTCGCCGGGCACCCGATGGTTTGCAATGGGGCTTCCATAACGGGACGGATAATCGCTTGACTTCCAGAACATGTCAACAAAATTGTTGACGCATGACAGGCTATGTAAAGTTGTTTGGGTCCATCCTCGCATCAACCATTTGGCGAGAGGACGATAAGACTCGGATCGTTTGGATCACGATGCTCGCAATGAGCAACAAACAGGGGATTGTGGAAGCCAGCGTTCCTGGATTGGCGGACTTCGCGAGAGTGTCTGTTGACGAGTGCAGGGCGGCCATCGCAAAACTTGAGGCTCCTGACCCTGATAGCCGAACCAAAGTTCTCGATGGGCGTCGAATTGTCCCGGTGGACGGTGGATGGGAATTGGTTAACCACGCCAAATACCGCGAAAAGATGAACAAGGAGGAGAGAACCCAATACCTTGCGATTGCTCAGCGGAGACACCGCGCTAAAGCGGACTTGTCAACAAATGTCAACACCAGTCAACAAAAGTCATCACTGTCAACACATGCAGAAGCATCTCCATATCCATCTCCTATTGCGCCTCCTAGCGGAGAGCGCGTTGAGGTGCCTGAGAAATCGAAGGCGATTAGACCAAGAAAGGTCCACTTTGATGCTTTATGTGAAGTTTGTGGCCTAAACCCTTCCGGGTTGACGAATGGAGAGGCCGGTAGGATTGGGAAGGCGCTTCAGGGGATAACCAGTGCAATTAAACTCCTGAATCCAGAAGCTGATGATCAGACAATTGCGGACGAGATTCGCAAACGTGCCTCGAACTACCGGCGAAACATGCCTTCCGTTATGCTCACGGCAACGGCTTTAGAGGCGAATTGGGGAGCGAGCCAGTCGATTAACCAAAACAACGGTAGACCTCCGATCACGACCCATGGAATGTCAGAAATCGACGTTCTCAGGCAAGAGTTGAATCAACTTAACGCCATCCGAATTCATGTCCGAACCCCAGAACAACAGGCCATGATCGAACAAAAGACCGAGCAGCTAAAGGCGCTAAAGGAGAAGGCCAAAGGGTGAATTACCCAACTGATCCATCCGCCGAACTTGGGGCGCTTGGGTGTGTAATCGAGGCTGGCGGCGTTGGCGGGAGAGAAATGGTGCCCGACCTGTTCGCGACCGACGCTGGAATGAAGCTTTCGGAGATCCTCCGTGGCATGATTGAGGCTAAAACCGAGATTACCCCTATTTCGGTCGGCCGATTGGCGTCTCACGACCTTGTCCAGATGGCCCTAGGAGCATCAGGACCTACTTTGGGGTACTGGATGCCCATCTTGAGGGAGAAAAGGGCTCTACGGGGCCTCCATGCGTCAGGAAACAGCATTCTAAAACGGGTCCAAGAGTTGGATTCGCTCAAAATGTCGGTTGTTGGCGACATTGTGGACCTGATTTCGACCTTTTCCTCGGAAGTTGTCGGGATTGCTCGTGGAGTCGCGGAAGGTGAGCGCCGGGACATGAAGGAAAACGTCAAATCCGTGATCGACGCCTTGGTTTTGGCCGATCAAGGACACAAACCGGCCTGTTGCCAGACAGGAATCCCGACTCTGGACTGGCTTTTGGGGGGCGGACTGAGATCCGGCGATATGACGGTGCTAGGAGCCCGAACATCGGTCGGAAAGTCAGCCTTGGCTTGTTGGATTGCGAGAGCGGCATGCAAATCAGGAAAAAAGGTGCTCTATGCCTCCCGTGAGATGACTCGGGATGCTCTGACGACACGGCTTTTGGGCGCGGAAGGCAATGTTCACCTAAGGATCTGCGACGGGTTCAAAGGGTTGTCCAAAGAGGAGGAGGAACGGCTTCTGGCGGCGATTAAGACGCTCAAGGGCTGGAATCTGACGATTCGCGACAACCTGAAGACCATCAGTTCGGTCCGCGCCGAGGCGGCGGCCATCCAGCCCGATCTTGTCATCATCGACCACATCGGAATCTTTGATGCCGGCCTTGGAAAGAAGTTCACGCCATACGACTCAGCCACAGCCAATAGCAATGCCGCCCGCGACATGGCTTTTGACACCAAATGCGCTGTTTTGGTACTCGCCCAAGTCAACCGTCAGGGAGCCGGGGAAGGTGCCCCTGAAATGCACCACCTCAAAAGCACCGGGGCATTGGAAGAGGACGCGAGGGCTGTTTTGCTCCTGCATCGGTCCGGCGACATCACAACCGAAGTCCAGCAATTACAGATCAATCTCGCCAAGAACACCCACGGTCCGTTGCGTATGATTCAAACCCGGTTCGACGCTGCCCGCTGTACGTTTAATGAGATACATGATCTGGAACCGTAGCAACCAACTCCGCCGTAAGCGCCTGTTCATGGTGGTTGTCCTGATGTTTAATGACCCGTTTTGACAGCCAGCGGACCAATCCGCGCCGCTCCAAGGCTTCCATGGTGCTATTGCTGATCATGCGCCGGGTATCGCCAGGAATTCGCCAGTACGCCTCGCTACAGCGGGTTGCGGTGCCGGTGGATCGTTGCAACCAGCCAAGCGCCTGCTTCTGGTAGCCAGACATGGGTTTCATACGGTAGCGATTCCAACCATGTCCCGAGTCGGCTCAAGGCAGCCCGAGGGCTTGTGCTCGACCAAGAATTGCTTGGCGGTGTTTAGTTCGACGTATTGATCGTAGAACTGCTTGGCTGAGTCGTGGTTCCCGCGTTTGGTCTGATCTTCGTAGTGGCGATACCACTTCTGAGCCTCAACCTGAAGTAGCTGGATGGCAAAATGCCACGGGTGCTTGTCCATTCGGGCGCAGGCTAGGCCAATTTCACAAAGTCTCCATGGAGTTTTGCGGCAAGTTCGGCGCGGGCTTTGATGGCTTCTTCTATGGTCGCGTGATATCCACCACTGTGGGTGACGCCATTTACTTTGACCTGAACTCTCCACTTACTCAGGTCGCGGAACCAGCTTACTCCTACGTGTCCTGACGTGTTATTGGACTGTTTCGCCTTGTTGCACATGTTTTGAGACTGAGTGCAAATGCGAAGGTTGGATCGTCGGTTGTCTAGGGTGTTTCCATTCCGGTGATCCACATGGTCTCCTTCCTTTGCGCTGCAAACTAAGCGATGAAGGTAGGTCAGCTTGAAATCAATTCGGGAAGCGGCGTATTGGCGGAGGCAGATGGACCACGACGTTTTTGATAACTCATAAAAATTGTCCGCGTCTACAATGGCCAATCTTCCACAGGCCAAAACTATGTATTTGGAATCTGCGGGTAGCTTTGAAAGCTCCTCATCGGTAACGGAACGCCTTACTTTTCGCATTCCGTTCGGTCGCAGAAAGCAGTTGAGTTTGACGAGTGGAAACGACGGTGTTACGGGAGAATCAGCGTTTTGCATGGAACAAGCATGACGGACGTTAGCGCCTATTTCGGAGCAACTAACTCCGCGATAGGCGCGGCCATTTTAAGCGGAATAGTTCTTGCAGCAAATGGTTTGAGCATGTAAACCTCGCCCCGGTAGCAAAACTCGGTCTCACCACCCGAGCGTGGTCCTCGCGGCAGAGGAATGCTGACCTGACGATAAAGTCGTTAGAACCGTCCCAGGTCCCGCTTCAGCACCGGGGTTGGGTTCGTTCCTAAACGGAACCTACCAGCCCCATGCACGCCTCATAGAGCCGGCAGAATAAATAAAGGCGGATCCGTAACGTCTTTTTCTATGGCTGCCGGAGATATGTTAACGTGTCAGCAGGTTCAGACCTTCCTGCTTACCCAGTTGCCCGTGTTCGATCGCGAAATCCTGCGAGATGTTCGCCCCCAGCAAACCGAACTCATCGGTTACTATAAGACTGGTTCGTGGGACGCCTACAGTGGTGTCGAACACATTGTTGACCGGTTCAAAGCGGTTCAGCCCAACCTGACGAAGGAATGGGTTGATGTTACCGATACAGCGTGCGCGAACAACCTTTGCGACCCGACGATGAACGAGATCGGGTGGGGTTCGGTGCGCGAAACGTACCGTCGGCAGCGCCAGTCGTGGAAGTCGCAGCTTCTGTGCTTCGACGAGATCATGACCAAGACTCGGGCCAAGGAGCATATCGCCCAGATCATCAGTGACGTACTGCGTCCGGCGTCTATCCGGATCATGTCGTATTACCTGATGCGGAAAGCGGCTGAATTGGCCGGCAAGAAGATCTGCGTCACCACCGGGCTTCCTGAGTTCACTTTTACGTGGGATGCGGGCGGGTACGAGTTCCTGAACACCACGGAGGATCCGACGGGTCGCTTGACTCCCGAGATCATCCAGTCGGAGGTCAATCCGCAGTACGCGGTCGGTGCCATGAATGCGGGAGTGCAGAACTTCCAGCAGCTTCAGTTGCACACCGACAACGATACCTTGCATTACATGGCCAAGGACATCGCGCAGTTGTACAACCAATGGCGCTTCCAGTCCTTCGACGCTGCGGACAAGGAATTCTACGAATACGGCCTGCGGGGCATCATCGGCGACTTCATGGTGAAGGTGCTGCAATTCCCGCTCCGGTTTAACAAGATGGCCGACGGTCGCTATCAGGTGGTTCTCCCGTACAAGAACGTGGACGTGACCAACGGCATGGGTGACTTCTACAACCCGGATTACAACAACGCGCAGTACCAGTTCAGCTACATCAACAACCCCGGTGCGCTCCGGATCATGCCGTTCCAGCCCGAGGCCGTGAACGCGATGATGCCGTACCTCATCCGGGATTACGGTGGCAAATGGCGCTTCGCCATGAACGATCTCGGCGCGGACCGTTGCGGTCGGCCCATCGAGAACTTCCGTGGCAACAAGGGCCTGTTCTACGCCGATTTCGATCTCGCGATCAAGCCCGAGCATCCCGAGTGGCTGGTGCTTTACTTCCACAAGCGCGACAAGCCCTGTGTGACGATCATCGAGACCTGCAATACCAATCCAGGCTATCCCGCGCAGGACTACAACTCTGCGCCGGAAGAGTGCCCGGTGGTGTTCGAGTTCCAAGCGTTGGCCAACGACTCCGGTCATTACGTCATCGCTGCAAACACCATCCAGGTGGATGGCAACACGCTCGTCCATACCGCAATCGACGAGACTACGCTGGCGGATCTTGTGGCGGCTCTGCCCTCCGTCTCCGGGGGCACATGGGCAATCTTGGATGCTGACCAAGAACTCATCGAACTGAGCGATTCCACGGCCACTACCGTCAATCTGCCGTTCGTTATCAGCTAAGTATCTGTGGGTTGCTGCGGGTCGTTCGGTGGGGAACCACGGCCCGCAGCTTAACCACGTTCCCATTCCGACTCTATGATTGCGCCTCCGAACATGCACCAAGGTACGACCCAAAAGCCGTACCGTAAGATGGCCACCGCGACCGAGGTGTTTTTTACCGCACCGGAAGGATTGGAATTGGAAGGGGATTCGGGTGAGTCCCTGATCAAATGGAAGAAGTCGGGTGATCGCTACGAGATCCTGTCCGTGGACGGCGTTCCCTTGAGCAAGGACATGGAGGACAGCGCCGACGAGATGGATGATTCAAAGATGGATTCGGCCTCGCCAACTGAGGACGATGGATCGGAAGATGCCCCAACGAGCGGGTACTAAATGTCACCACAGGAGGCCCTATCGCAGGCGTCATGTGTTGCGTGCCTGTCGAATGCCGACCAGGAAACGCTAATAACTCTCGCCGCCCTAGCTTGGTTGGCATTCACGGCGGCTGACGGGGTCAGGCCGGTTACGCCAATATCACCACAGGAGGCTTTCGACCTTCCAAACGGACCTTGCGCGGCCTGCATCTCGTACACGGATCAACAAACGATCATTACTTCGACGGCGCTGCTCTGGATCAGCCTTGTCATCAACAACGAGACTCGGCCTTTGCCGACGGTGAGTCCGCAGGAAGCCTTCGATCTTCCCATCGGTCCTTGTTCAGCCTGCCTGAGCCCAGCGGATCAGCAGACCTTGGAAGCCTACAACGCGCTGGTGCAGTTGAATTGGTTGCAGGAGACGAATATGAGCCCACAAGAAGCCCTTTCATCCGCTGGTTGCGTTGCCTGCCTCAATGGGGCGGATCAACAGTCGATCCAGACCATCGCGGCGCTGGAAACCATCGAGTACGTCAACGACGGCGGGTGCCCGCCAGGAACCAATCCCCCGGTGCCAGTTCCGGTGGATATCCTGTACGGCAATTACACATGGCCGGACGCGCCGGCAGCGGCTCCCACGTTCACTGAGGCCAACTTCATTGGAGTCAACGCGCTTTACGTGGACCGACAGACCCGGTCTACCACCACGCGCAATGGCAATTACGAGTTCCCAGCCAGAGCGGGCGTGCGTCAGGTCATGGTCATTCCACAGGAGCTTGGTGCGCCGACTTTCACGGTGTCAGGCTTCCCATGGCAGCTTGATCCAGCGGCAAACAACCCTGTCCAAACCGGTCTTACAGTTAACGGTAAAGTTTGCGACGTATATTTCACCAGTCAGCAGAACACGGGTGGCAACACCATTGCTGGCGGTAACCCGGTTGTGATCACATGAAAAGGCTCGCGTTCCTGCTCATCTGCGCGGTCTTGGGACTGGCCGAGACCCCGAGGCCGGTTATCCCGGTTCCAGGTGGTGATCCGCATCGGACCAATGCGCCGGCATCGAACCAACTTCGGATCATCTGGGGCAACTACGTCTGGCCGGATGCTCCTGCGCCTCCACCAACGTTCAAGGCGATTGATTTCACGGGATTCTCTACGGTCAGCCCACGATTCGTTGATCGCCACGTCAAAACTAACGCCACGACACGGGTAGGACAGTACGAGTTCGCTGCTCGAACCGGTGTCCGTCAGGTAATGTGGATACCGGACGCTCTTGGGCCACCGATCTTCACCGTTAGCGGTTTTCCATGGCAACTTACTCCTACGGCCAATCAGCCCTGCCAAGCTCTCACCATAAGCTCAGTACCGGGCCACGTTTACCTAACCTCCGAACAGAACTCCGGAGGCCAGTCGATAGCCACCCACGACCCAATCGTAATCCAATGAACTTTCCAATGACTTCCTCAATTCAACCCAAGCGCGTCCTTTTGTGGTTCGTGGCCAGCTTATCGGCTCTTGGAATCTTATTCGCTTTGGCTGCAATGGCGGCTGAACCAGTTGTGCCACCGGGATTCCCTTATCCGTTGCCTATCCCTACCAGTGGATCGACTCCTGGAACCACCACCCGGGTTCCAGGCACAATCAATCGTACCGGTTATCCGGACAATCCTTCAATGTGGTTCCCGTTCATCGGCGGTGCTCAGCAGTATTTCGGGACAACCAATGACATGAACAACTTCAACCCTAAGTCCAGGGTTGAGATGCAGACGGCTTGGGTAAAGGACTTTGGATACGGAGACACGGTCAATGGGTTGTACATGCTCTATGGCGGAATCGACAATTCAAACTGGCTTTTGATTGGGTCGATCACCAACGGGCTCTACGTACCTACCGGTGGTGGTGGCGGTGGTACAAGTCAGAACATAATGAACTCCGACCTGATTGCGGATGCTACCCATTCGCAGGATGGGAACGGGTTCAACCTCGATTTCAGAAACTTCAATGTCTGGCAAGTCTACGCTAACCTGAACGCCGGCCTGTTCGCATTGAGCAATTCAACCGTTCAAGCTGACGACATCGTGGTTTCTGCTGACAAGCTGCACGGTTACTTGGACATCCGCGCAGGCTCCGCCGGCACAACGAATTCAATCCTGTTCAACACCGAAGCCGTTCTGAATGGAAGCGCCATTCCTGGTCAAGTTCTTGCGATCACTTCAACCAACGGAACTGGTGCGAAAGTTGAGTTCGTAAACGCCGCGACTGGAAACAACATATACAACTCAGACGGAACGCAGACAGACGCCACCCGTGTCTACAATGGTGCCGCTGGCGACTTGGTGTTTACCAACCTAGCGAACATTTCAATCGACTCTCAGACAACGTCAACGCTTCGATCAGGAACTCAGTCAGTAGTGATCGCTCCGGACAGCTATGTTGTCAGTTCAAGCGGAAGCGGATTCTTGGCTTTCAACAATGCTTCGGCAGAGGTCCGGGCTACCAATGGGTACGTTCTCAGGACTCCGTTCGTTGGCGCTGGAACTGCAACCATTGGTCAAGTGCTGACAATCGTTGATCCGGACGGTGCTGCCGAGTTCTTGGACATGACTGGCGGCACCAATTACATCAACATAACAGTCACCAACAACAACTTTGCTACTACGGACCTGACGTTCACGGGCAACAGGACGCACGATGCTGATGGGAATAGTCTGGATATTGTAAATTTATCAGCATTTTATGTAAACGGAATTACTAGCAGCGCCTCATTTGTCTTAAATGATGGAGGAGGAACTGCCGTTGTGGATGGAGTAAATGGAGTAATTTTAACTGGAAATCCAGTTAGATTGCACGCTGGAGATTATAATATCAGAGTAAAAAATGACGGAATCGAAATTGAAACTCCAGATAGCGGAACCGGATTGTCAGGACAAGTCCTAACGTCTGACGGCACAAATGCAGATTGGGCCGACGCCCCAAACTTCGCTACGACTGATTTAACAGCCACCGGAAACCGCACCCATGACTTCGACGCCAACGACCTGACTATTCAGAACATCAACAATCTGAACCTGTCGGCAAACGGCTTCGCGACGATTTACGGAACGTCGTTTCTGTACCTGAACGGTGGCGATGAAACAACGGTTACGGCCAATGGTACATCTTACCTACGAGTCCTTCCGCATACGATTAGGAACGAGCTTGATCCAGGCGACGTGTTTGAGCTGTCCACTTCGGCCGTTACCAACGGTACGGCCACGGTTGGGCAGGTTCTTACGCTTCAGAATGCGACGACAGGTGAGGCGGAATGGGCTGATGCGCCGGCGGGACAGAATTTTGCAAATGCGGATTTGACGTTCACTGGAACAAGAACGCATGACGCTGATGGGTTTGGTCTGACGATAAACAACCTAAACACTTCTTCATTCAACGGAACAGCTGGTTTTTCAATAAACGATTCTACGTCCGTAGCTTTTACAGTACCGGGCTCAGGAAACGCTGTGACAGTGGATGCAGTTGGGGTTACAGTTGAGGCACCCGGAAGCAATTCGATCAAGTTGGTTACATCTACCATCAATAACACTGCAACAGTAGGTCAGGTATGGACCCTTCAGAACTCCACTACTGGAGCCGGTGAATGGGCAGATGGAACTTCTCCTTCAGGCGGTAACGTGACCACGGTTGACACGATTTCCGACCTACTTTCGGAATCGACATCCGTTGTCATTACGCAAGGGTACTACTCGGTGGGTGACGGCGGACATGCAGCTTATCGGTACGTTTCAGGTGATACCACTCTAACCAACACGGTAACGGTGTTTGAGGGTGCGGCTGGTAGGTACTTCCTGATGCAGTCTGGGAGCATATCTGCCAAGCAGGCTGGTGCTGTTGCTGACGGCGTAACGGACGACCACGATGCGTTACAAGCGTTGTTCGACAACTGCTCTGGACTGACCGCTCGAATTGACCCGCTCAATTACTACTCGTCGGCTGGGTTCACCAAAGTTGATGACCTGAAAGTGATTGCTCGCGGTGCGAATCTGACCGTTGATCTCAATGGAGAGACCGGGTTTCCGTTCGGAAGTCGATCAACCGTTGATGGCGGAACGTGGCTGTTCGCTGTTCAAAGTGGTGGCGCTAACGGGTTCGACAACTCGGGATTCACATTCGGTAATTACACGTCCGCAGGAAGCGTCAGCAACTCGGTCCTGAAGAACGTACACATTGACCTGACTGGGTATGCGTCCAGCGCGGTGTTCATCACTGGCGGTAGCGAGAACATTACGGTGGATACGGTCGAGTTTCCAGATAGCTCGACGATTGATGACGTTGTGACGATACACTGGGGTTTTGTTTCAGGAAGTGAAACAAACGGCACCCTGCATCCTCACAACATAAAGGTTAGGAACGTCAATGTCGGAACGCTGTCTGGTTCCGGCGACGCTTCTCCGATGTTCTGTTCCGCAGGTTACGACATATCCGTTGACGGAGTTACATCAAGAGGAGCTAAGCACGGAGCAATCATGGTTGTAGGAGACTACAACTTTAAGTATTCGGGCTTCAGTTCAAAGATTCTTGGGTCTGTGGTTTACAAGAACATCACATGCTTAAATGCAAGCAACATTGGAGTTCTTGTTCAGGGACTTGGCGTAAGCGCTCAGGTGTACGACCAAGCCTTTGTCCTGGAATCATCCACCATCCTTGGACCTAACGATGGTTCAAACAACGGTGGATTGTACCTGAACACCGCACGGAATTTCACCGCACGGGATTGCGTCATTGCTGGACATCTTCAAGGAACGACTTTTACCGGTGGTTGCAAAAACATCGTATTAGACAGAACGATTTTCTCAACAAACTACAATCAGGGGGTGTTCCTGGACGACTCCTCAACAGTAGGAGTTGATATTCTAGAATGCTCTTTTTACAATAATGCTAGAGGTAAAAGCGGAACAAACGCTGCTGGAATAAAGTTGAATGCTGGAAGCCAAGTTAGGGTTGCAGGATGCAAGTTTGGAAACGTGGACAGTGAGCCAAATCAAGAGGTTGGCCTTGGCGTGTCCGCTGGGTTTGTCAATGCAACCGTCAACGGTAACTTTGTTTACAACGTAAAAAGCGGAGGTATAAACTACGGATACCACCTTGGATCAAGCGCGAATGCGCCGTCAAATATCTGGCTGTTTTATGACAACCAAGTAGCAAGCGGAATAACTTTGGTTTCCGCTCCGGAAACACTTCCTTTCCAAGCGAGAGGAAAATACCGAGACTTTGCAGGAACCGGAACTCCGACTTTGGGCTCGTATCTCAAAGGTGATGTGATAGTTTTTAACGAAGCGACTAGCAGCCCGTTCGCGCTCAAATGTACTGTAGCTGGCACGACGTTTGTGACTCTGTACTAGACGACGTGCCTCCATGTAAACCTAGTTGTGATTTTGCTTATGTTGTACACGGTGCATCCGAATTTAACAGCCAAGTCAATGCGTTTAGCTCCACCTAAACGTAGCCTTCTTATTTCTCTTACATCATCGTTGGTCAATGCGGCGGCTCCGTGCGTCTCTCCTTTTGGCTTTCTTCCTTTCAAAACACAGTCTCTTTGGTTGTCCTTGGTTGTTCCATGGAAGAGATGGTTTGGATTTACGCACGAAGGAACATCGCATTTGTGGCAAATTGAACATCCTTTCGGGACAGAGCCATGTTCCAGAATCCACGAAAGGCGATGGGCCCTTCTGGCTCGCCTTGAAACTTGGAATATACCGTACCCGTCCTTGTCTTTGCATCCGGACCAAATCCAGCACTCGTTTGCTGACCGTCTTTCAACGAACGACCAGAAACGATCCACGTCTTTTGGTTCAAGGTTGACGAAATGTTTCGGATCCTTTATCGAGATAACAGCGCTTTTCATAAGTCACTTTGTGAACTGCGTTAAAGCCATTTCGGTTCGACAAAAACCGCGATGGCTTGCTTATTGTGGGGCATCCATTCTGGCTGTCAACGCATCGGCCGACTGGAAGTCATCCCAAGTCATATACTTTTACTCCGCAACACACCCGGCGGTGATGTTGACAACCAACACGGTCTCTGGAATCCAGCACGCAAGCGGATCGGTAAGCGCAATCCAGATCGGAGATCAGAATGGCATTAACACCAATCTCTGCACCGCATTTATCTCGGATGGGGTGTGTGGAGGCTCAATTCCAAATTGTGAGTGGGGCCACATTACCAACAATCTGGTTGTTGACGTTTACCTGTTCTCAACCTGCCGACCGCTCACAAATGGGTTGACTCAGGTGGTGACGAATCTGGCAGTTGGATCGCCAGTCGTCATCTACGCTCTACTCAGCAAGACGTGGCACAATGCGACCCTGACATCCAACAACGAGGCCATTGGATTCGTGACCACCTTCGACGACGGAAGCACCGGGTTCTTTTACACGTCCACTGTTACGAATCCTGGCCTGCCAACGTCCGGACAATCAGGAAGCCTTGTATTCACCCAAAACGGTGTTTTCATCGGTCACTTGAGCGGTCTCGACGGTGGAGACTTCGCGCTAATGTCGCTTTACCCGAACGGTGTCACCTATGGATCGACTTCGTCATCCTCTGGCGCTGCCGGTTTGTCGGCCCTCTTTAACTCAGACCCAGATCGGTGAACTTATGGACACTCCAAATCAAGAACAGCCTTCCGCACAAGTTCAGGGAATACCTCCCGGAACTCCACCCACAACGGCCCTGTGGTACGCCTTCAAATCAGCATTTCCATCCACGGCAGCCAAGGTCGGATACTGGCGTCCGTTCGTCCTCGCGTTGATGGCCTACATGGGATACGACAAACACACCGACAAAGTTCGCCACGATCATCGGATTCAGCAGGTCGAGGAGACAGTTTCAAACGTGCAATCGTTCGTGGTAGCTCCACCGACCAATGGGCGGCGGATCCATGAGTTTGGTAATACCAACACCATCCGCCGAAAATGAGCGACACGGTGGTTGCGGCTATCATTCAAGGAGCTTGCACCATCGCTGTAGTCGTGGTAGGACGCATATTGAGTCACCGGGAGCACCGTGAAACGTCCCGGCGAGTGACAGAAATATTGGAGATGACCAGGAACGGTTCAGCAAAGGAAAACGATCTTGGTCCAGTATCGGACCATAAGTAGTTTATGGCTAATAGCTTGCAAAAAACGGTGTGCAGCCTTATTGATTCGTTAGTCAATATGGGCGCTCGCAAAAAGACAACTGCCGAGCTTTTCTGGAAGCTCTGCATTACGGGCATCGGAGCCGCCTGCCTCTGGTTTGAGGTCAATGGCAGCAAAGCGATGGCCGTGATTGATCGAATGCCTCCGTTGATGGATGCGATGATTGAAAATTCCCGCCAGAATGGGGAACGCATCAAAGCCCTGGAAAGTAAGTGGGAAAGCATGGAGAATCGGTGGCGTAACGTCATGGAAATCCTCCAACGCAACCACCTCGGGGCGCTCGATACCAAGGGACTGTCCACTGTTCAATACTCTGAATGAAACCGACCGACAAGAAGACGAAGAAAAAGGATCCGTTCGATCTCAAAACGATGGGCACATTGCAATCGTTTGAGACGACCGAAGGCATTCCTACTCCCACTCAGCCGGGCACGCTTCCAGACCCCACTCCAATCGCAAAACCGGACAAAAAGGTCATTGCGTAGTCAAAACACCGTCCGACATTCAAATCGCATGAAGAAATCTCTATTCCTAGCCTCGTCCCTATCGCTGTCCGCATTTGCTTCGGAATTTACACCAAGCATTACTCATACACCTTATCCAGTCCATGCGGAACCGACGACTCCCGCCAAGCCGGTCAAGCCAACACCGCCACGGCCTCCGGTCAATGCCAATGCACCCGTGACTCGCGCTGAATTCACGGCCCTCACTCGCCGGGTTGCCGCCATCGAAGCTGTTACCAAGAAGGCGGCCACTCCTGCGGCTCCGCTGGTTCGCAAACCTCCGGGGGCCACCAAGTGAAGCGGCTCTGGATCGTTGTCGGTCTGGCTCTGTCCGGATGTACCACGGCTGAGCTTACGACCACGGCTGATGGCGCGGTCCACATGAAGTACAAGAACGGCATCTTCCAGAAGACCATTGGCGAGTTCTCCATGGACAAGAATGGGGCCGTCAATCTAAAGGGAGTTCAGTCCGAGGCTGCCAACTTGGTAAAGGCGACTGCTGAAGGCGTCGCTACGGGCCTCAGCAAGGCCGTGGTGCCATGAACGCTTGGGAAGAGAGCTTTGGGAAGGTGGCGTACGATGAATATCAATACGTCAAAGAAACACCTGGAGTGATAACGTGGAATGGCCTCTCTGAGGACCAGAAGAAAGCATGGACAGCCGCCGCACACGCAGCCATTGCCGCGTTCCGGGCTGACGTTGAGCAGAATGCTGACAAAGCAAAAGTGTGCTAATCTATGCCAGTCAAGCTGACCAAGCTTCCAGGAGGCAAGGTGCGCGTTAGCACTCCGAATGGGGTGAAGGCTAAATCAACCACCATGGCAAAAGCCAAGAAGCAGCAACGGCTCCTGAATGCCGTTGACCATGGATGGATGCCGAAGTGGATCCATTCGTGATAGTCCTAGCCGAGCCCAACCTTCGTCGATTGCGCCATGGCTTTTGGTCATTGCAGACCACCATGGTTGTGAAGTTCCGGGACGGTAAAGAGTTTACCATCCCGGCTGGTTCGGAGACCGATTTCGCATCATCTCGGGTCGGTCGGTGGGACTTCCTTAGCATTGAGGCAACCGACAGTTATGCTGCGATTGCCCATGACTTTTTCTACCAGTCAGCCTGTGTTACGCGAAAAGAGGCCGATCTGTACTTCTACGAAGGCTTGCTGGATGACCAAGACGTAAGCCGCTACGACGCTTGGAAGGGATACTGGGGAGTCCGTTGCTTCGGCTGGTACGCATGGAACCAGCACCGGAAGCAACAGATCAAGGTCAGCATTGAACCAAAAATTCTGCGTCCAGATCCACCTTCGCTAGCTCAATCAACGCCTGAGTCCGGACCTCGTCCATTGTCCGAGCCTCAACCACCATCAGGCGGAATGGGCCGCACCAGCCCGACGCCAGGAACGTCGTAGGCACAGAGTCAGGATTCCGGTTGATCACAACGGGAACCTTGTCCGGGCGCTTGGGAGCCGACCACGTAACGAAGTCGCCTAACATGTGTCTAAATGTCCCACATGTGACGATAAGTGTCAACTAGGGAGTTCGGGCGTGATAAATGAAGGGGACAAACCTGGTAAAAACCCCTCGTTGGCCGACATCCAGCCAATCTACGCCACCCGAACAAAGCTTCATTTGATCTTCGCGACAAAGCTGTCGAACGCCTCGTCAAAGCTGGCTTCTTTCTTGGCCATGGGTGCCGGCTCAGTCTTTCCGCCATCGGCGCGTGGAGCCGAGGTCTTGAATGACGCCAATTCCTTCTCCGCAGCCGTTAGCTTGGCGTTCATCGAATTGAACCGTTGCAGCAACGACCCAAAGGCTGCTGCCCGAGTGGCCACCGTGGCCTGAGCCTTGACGATCTCCGCTTGGCGTTGTTCCGGCGTGAGACCATCCGGGATTCCTTTGCCCTCGAAAGCCTTCTCCACCCATGCCAATCCTTTGTCGTAGTATTTTGCCTCTTCGGCATCCGTGGGACGATCAAAGAGTTCCGGGACCGATTGGCGCAGCGACTGGGCATGGCCGTGGTAAAGCTGGGAGACCTTGGCCAGACGTTCCTCCTGCTGGCGCTGCTGAGCTTGGGTCATCTCGCTGCCTTTGGCCTTCCAAGTGGCCTCGGATTCCTTTGCTCCACGGTCCAGTCGAATGATCTCGCGGCGATGGGCCAGGACTTCGGCTGCGGCTGTTCCAAATATCTTGGTGGCCAACTGCGAGGCTTGGACGGTCGGGAGATTGACCAACTGGGTCATGGTATCGGCCGATACGGTCTGGGTTTGGCCGTTCTCATCCTCGTAAGTGTGGCCTTTGATGTCCGTCAGCGCCTCTTTCCATGCCTTCTCAAGGGGTTCCTGGAACTTCTCCTTGTACTCCTTGGAATTGCGATAGTCGAAGTACCGCATGGTCTCTTCGGCCTTGGACTGCTGTTGGCGCAGGGTTTCAAGCTCCTGTTTGAGCGAAGCGGTGGCTTCCTCCGCGCCGGCACGCTTGGCGGCGTCAATCTGCTTTTGGAGTTCGACCTTTTCGGCGTTAAACTTGGCCAAATCAGCCTTGGCAGCCTTTAACGCTTCCCGGAGCCCTTTCGGCGTAGTGGGGTCAGCTTCAGGAACAGGCGTTTTAACCTCCGCAGCAGGCTTTGCAGGCGTCGTAGCAAGGCGGGGTAGGTCTTCGTCCTCTTGGGCCTTTGGAGCCTCTTGTGGGGCATCCTGAGGCGTTTTAGGCGGCTCTGGCGCTTGGGCCTGTGGTTCCGGAGCTTTTTGGACCTCATTGGTCGTCGGGTTAGGCGATAGCGAGTCGATTTGATCAATGAAACTCGGGACCAGTGCCGGAGATGGCTGGCTGGACGGAGCTTGGGGCTGCGGTGCAGGCGAGGCGGACGGTGCCGCTGGAGGAGTGAGGTCTGCCATAGATTAAGGTTTGGTTGTGGGTAATCGCTTCAGATAATCTTCGCAACCGGGGTCTCCCGGAAGTGGTGCCAAAAGCTGTTGCGTCCGGGACTTCGGAGGCTCGGCGGCACTCCCAAGGTTCAGGATGATGGTGATCAGTTCTTTGGCCCCTTGGCGCTTCAGGTCGTTCACAGCCGGTTGGGTCTGGCTGCTGAGACCAAAGGCATATTCGCTGAATGCCAAGTGCAAAATTTGCTCAAGGGCTGGATTGGCGACGTACTGGCCAACTACGTCGAGTCTGACCGGATCTTTGTGGAGTAATTGTTTTGGGGTGTTCATTCAGGTTGTACGGAATCGGCTTGGACGCGTTGCCGAGCCACCTCGCCGGCAATCTGGACCTTGGTACGGGCAGCCTCGCTTTCAATCTGCGCGGCGGTCTTGGCGGCATTCTGTTGGCTGGTCTGCTCAAACTTCTGCTGGTTATGCTGCAACTTCTGCATCGCCTTTGCCTCGTTGATGTGGGCATCGGATTCGGCCTGAATCTGTTTAGCCTGCATATCCGCCAGGATAGTGGGATCGGCCTGCGGACCTTGTGGTTGTTGGCTGGCTATGATCTTGGCGTATTCCTTGACCTTGTTTTGGGCATTAGCCAGAGCTTCGGAATACAGCTTTACCCGAGGACCGTTGGCTGGATCCATGCTGAGTTGCTGCACAATCTGGCCGGTCGTCTGGATGACGTTGGCTATTCCGAACAAGCGACGGGGCGCGGGAGGTTGGCCGGACTGGTCGATCTGGGTGAATTCGATGGCCAAAAGCTTTAACCACTCTTCCACGATGTCCGTCCGGTTCAGGTCCCCAGTGATGACGATTGGCTTTCCGTCTATTAATGTCGCCCATGCCATGCTGGCTTTCTCCATGGACGGGGTAGGCACTTCGCTTTCCAGAGGTGCAATCTCATTCGCCACATCCGGGTCGCTGGTGACGGTCTCGATAAATCGGTGGAGGACCAATTGCTGACCTTGGGGTGTCAGCTTGTCGTACACCGACATGAGTTGGCCGGCTTGGGCCATCTGGATCATCTTGTTTCCACCGCCAAGCACCTTTTCTGGAACCACGTCCCAGTCGTTCACGTCAAAGCATTCGGTAGGAACACCCGCTGACCGGCATTTGGTCCGGAACTCGATTGAATCCTTGTGGTCGGTCGTGCAAAGGCGACGGCAAATCTCGCGATACTCAGGGATCTGATTCTCATAGATCCTAGTCAACATCGCAGTAATCAGCCGGTTTGCATCGTTGGACAGGGTAGCAACCTCGTAGGCCGTCCGTTCCTTCTTGGTTCCATCGTTGATGTCCTGATTGTAGGAGGAACTGTTCTCCGACATTAACTGCCGGTTCATTGACATCGCCCCACTTACCAGATCGAAGTCGATATTGTGCCGTTCGTTGGCCGGGACGAAGTGGAGGCCATTCGGAATCACACCAAGATGGTGAATGTCCACCTTTTGAATCACTTCACGGTCTCCGTCCGTGACATCTCGGAAGTACCAGTTCATGGACTCGAAAGTCGCATCCATGAATCGACATCGAATCCGGTTCTGAAGCTGGCAAAGGGAGTAAAGCAGGTATCCCAATGACCTTACGGAATGCCACCGGAAAGGAGCTACCGCAGCGCCATCCGCGATCTGCGCGTGCATGATCTGGCATGGAGTAGGCTCGTCCCCGTAGTACCGATCCGGATTGTAATACAGAAACTCGTTTACATTGAACTGATTGAACGAGTTTGCATCGGTATCGACCACGATTCTGCGGTACCACCTCTTTTCGTTGTCGTCGTAGTAATAGAAGTCGAAACAGTGAAGAACCGGGACTGAATCGGAGTTGTAGTAGATCGTGTTTTGCTTCCAATCCTCCACTAGCTTCTCGGGATCGTAGTAGAAGTTGTACTGGTCGGATCCTGGACCACGCAGCTTCAGGTTTTGGATGGCCAGTTTGACCTGAGGAATGTTCCATCCCTTGTCCACGTTCGGACCTGAAATCACCCGGCAAAGATCGGTTATCGTGAACCTCGTTCGGAGCGCAAAGTGGGTCAGGTTGGAAAGACTGGTAAAGGTCTCGTCCGGAATCATCACGTCCTCGAACCGTCTCGGGGTCGCGCACCAGTCATCCCGATCTGCCCACGAAGCCACGCCTATTCCAGCCAGAACCATGTTTGCTATCTTGGCGTCAACCACGTCGCTGTAACGCTGGCTACGCTTCATTATCCTCCGAATCTGGCTCGTAATGACATCGGACCACTCGGCACGTCGGTGGACATCACCCGTGGTCAATTGGACGGAGAAATACTGGTCCGGAGCCTTCAGGGCATTGGTCGCTTGACTGCGGGCCTCATGGAGCTTCTGGGTGCCCTCAAGGAAATTGACATTGGTGTGGTGATGGTCGGCTTCCGCTTCCTCCGGGGTGTACGGCGCACCGCCGTTGTAGAGGAAGTTCAACATCGCTTGGTTGTGCATCCGAGGAACTGCTGAATCCAGCATTCTACGGCACATTACCAACACCTTCTCGGGATCTTTCATCTGAGTTTAGACGCTACAGCGGCTTACGGGCGATGAAAAGGATGGAATAGTCACCGCTAAATTCGTTGGTTCGGCTGTCTCGAATGATCTTCCAATCGGTGAAGTATCGGGTCAATTCACCCACGGTTCCTTCATGTTTATGGGCGCAATTGGGAGGCTGGCCACGTTTCAAAGCTTCAGCCCACAGTTCCTTGTCCGGAATGAGTATCACCACATAACCACGCGGTTTAACGACCCGTTTCCACTCGGTTAGAAGCGGTTTCCAAGGCCAAAAGTCCTCCAAAAGGTGGCTGGAATAGACAAAGTCCAGCGTTCCATCCTTGAATGGAAGGTTTCCGGCGTCGCACGTCAGTTGAATCGGAGAGTCTGGATCACGGCCACCATTGTATTCCCTGAACTTGTCCCATGGAAGGTCTACCTGGATTGCCCATGGAACCACCGGATCTCCTCCAGACCCGACATCAACCCCGGATCCAGAGCAGTATTCTACCACCAAATGACGGTAACGGGCTGTTTCGCTCATCGTGTGAATCCCCTTTCAGTCAACCAGTCCATCATCAAAAGCGGGTGCGTAGAGTTGAACTTAACCAGCGTTGACTCCGGAACGCAGTTATCCACGTCGGTCATGTCGCCAGCCTCCGCTCGTTTCCAATGGTTGGGAACCTCTCCAAAAGCCCACTGGTGGCATTTCACGGACTTCTTGACCCAAGCGTCACGTTTCCTGATGTGTCCGTAGTGATAGATTCTGGACTGAATCATCTGCTTCTTGGGAGGGTCAATTAGATCCCCGCAAAGCGACTCGGATACCGGTCCAACCCGAGAGCAAATGTGGTTGCAGATGACCCCATGCGGCAGGATATGCATGGAATCCTTCCAGAAGGTCAATCGCAGCATTGAGGCGCACACCTTGGTGCCAGCGTGGTGAGCGACGTGCTCTTGGATGTGGCAATACCCGCGAGGATCAATCACCTCGTCCGCGTCCATGGCAATGTACCAATCAGTCCCGATATGGTTCTTGCAATTGTGGGTTAGGTCCCGCATCCACTCCATGTTCTTTGATGGACGCCACGGCCTTTGAATCACCTTTATCTTTGACTCTTTGGCAGCCATTGATGTCAGTAAATCCGGGGTCCCATCGGTCGATTCACATTCCACCACCAGGACGGTGTCGCATATTGGCAGGAGGCTTTCAATGCACTCCGAAACGCAGTAATCGTGCTCGATTGCGTTGTGAACGATGACGAGGCCTCCGATTGACTTCATTGTGTTGAATTAAGTGCAAGAGAAATGAGGGCATCCCTAAATAGCTCAGGAGTGGCGTTCGCCTCCCGCTTTGACAAGCTAGGTTTGTTTCTCCACGGTTCAAATAATCGTATTCCCTGACGGCACGCCATCCCAATTTGGTGAGTCCCGACGATTCTTTCCCATCGCAATTCTAAGGGAGGATTTTTTCCGAAGTAGTAGAGCCATGTCTTTTTGTTGGCTTTGTGACCATAAGCGGATTGCCATACCTCGCATACCCATCCTCCACACAATAGCTTTTGCCATCCCATTGTGGTTGGTGGAGTAAGACCATGAGTTCCAAATGCTTTTGAATTGGCGGGATGCTCTAAAACTCCACCACACCGTCGCACTGCTTCCACGGCAGAAGAAAAACAACCATGGTCGTTCCCCGGTTTATTGTGGTCGCCTCCCCATCTGGAGTAATTAACAGAAGCGAGATTACCCCAAAGTTGACATGGAGGGTGAGCTATCACAGGAAGGTTTAGGTCGTACTTTCTTGCATCTCTTTCTTCCGGCCAAATGTCCACCCATTCCAGCTTTGAATAGCATCCATCGGACTGAACAAAAAGCGCAGCTAGACGCAATTGTTCGCTCATACGTCTTCGCAAATGGCCATGTTTGCACCCACGATGGCCTGAAGTTTCAACCCGGTCTGTTTGATCGCCTCCAATGTGTCCCCATGGCGTGGATGAACGTCATCCATGAGGAAGTATTTCACACCATATTCACGGCACTTGTTGATGTCTTTGACAATGGACTTCAAATCGTGAGCACCATCAATGAATGCTGCCTCAAAAGTCTCAAACGGGAGCGAAACCGTGGCCGAATCACCAATCACAAGCTCATGCCGTCCCGGAAATCGTCGTGCCAGTACATTGTGGGCATTGTGAACCTCGCTGGAATCTCGGATATCCACGCTAACCAACTTGGAATCAGGAAACAGGCTCAACAGCGCAGCGGCTCCATGGCCAAGGTTGAATCCAATCTCAAGAATCTGGCTTGGAACTGGAATGACCTTGGACCAGAACTCAAACGATTCAAAACTGTGCGGGCCCGTGCCAAACGGGATTGTATGGCCACGGTCGTCCCTGTTGTTTCCAGTGAGTGGATTGATGAAGAACGGAAGACCTTGTAAGGCGTCCTCTGACTTCCTCTTTTGCGACTCAGTCACCCGACGCATGGTGTCTTCGATCCACCAATCCAGCTTGATATCGTGAAGATTCATTTCGGTGCCGGGTTGTGGTGAAAGTATCGAGTCCATTTGCGCTCGAATACGTTCAAGGCTGCGTTGTGAAGCTGTGATTTCATCGGTGCTGTGGTTTGGCTTTCGTCGTGGATTGCTTTGGCGTTGGCGTTGTAAATGATCTTCCATCCGGCCTGTTTGAGTCTCAGGCAAAGGTCGGAATCCTCGCAGTAGGTGTCGAACTCTTCATCGAACCCGCGAACTTGGTAGAAGGCTGATCTCCGAACCAAAGCGCAGGCGAAAGTCACAAACTCCATTTCATGCTCGCCTTGCAAGCTTGGAACCTTCTTTTTCCAGTCACGATGGCCGAATCCGATGTCTCCATTGTTCCGGAACGTGCCTCCATGCTGGATCGTTCCATCGGGATACCAAAGCTGGGCACCCACCACGGCCACCTTTGGATCGCGTTTCATGGTCTTCACCATGGCCTCAACGCATCCCGGTTTGAGATAGCAATCGTCGTTCAAGAACAGTATGAATGACCCATTCGACTGATGGGCTCCACGCATACAGGTCTTTCCGAACCCGGTCCGTTCACCAGTGGATTTGGCGACGATGATCTGTTTGTTCTCTTGGTACTGAGCGGTTCCGTCGAGAGCTACAATGACCTCTTTACATTGGGTAAATGCCGCTGCAATGCAACGATCCAGCCGGGTATGTTCCTTGTAAACCGGGATGATGGCCGAAACTGTGTCGCCTTTGATCGTTTCCAGAGTCCTGTTTGCAGCCTCTGAAATCAACTCCGCAGGCACGTTTTGGCAGGGAGGCTTATCCTTGTCGATTGGGCAAATGAACTCGCCGCAAGGAACGCACTTTAATGGAGCGTGGACGGCCTTCCAGTCGCTTTGCATTGTCAACCGCAGGTCTGACCGTATGCACTGTTCAACTACCACTATGGGGCGATTAAACGCTGCTGCAACATGAAGCGGTCCAGTGTCCGGAGTAACCACCAAGTCCGAGTGGTAAACCAGAGCCATCAACTCCCGGAAAGTCTTCGGTCCTTCGATGTCAAAGAATGCCGAACTTGGAGCTTTGCTTGGGAATCCCCACACCACCGACCCTTTGATCTGTGATGCCGATTGATTGACGACCGTTGGGTTGATCTGGCGAGCCTTCCAGAACCCGGATTTCGGGATGTACGTCACGATTGGCCTCGGAATCGACTCAAGGCGCTTACGCATGACCTCGATTTCGCCTTCGGTGAGAGCCAGAGTTGGAACGGTGTTGAACCTCGTAAGAGGAGCTACCCCGATCTTCTTTAGCTGATGATCCGATGCCTCAATAAACATCCTCGCCAAGCTCTTTGACTTCCGTTCAAGGTTGTTCTCATAGGTGGCGTCCAAGTTCACGTCCACCGGCTCGTTCTTGTCCTGAATGAACCGGTCAATGTGGGGATGGTTGTGCAGAACCGACTCCGAAACTTCATTGGATCTCCACCACACTTGGTAGCCCAAATCATGGAGTTTCGTGGCCGTTATGGAGGCTTGAATCACGTCTCCAAATGCTGCCTCACGTTTGATCTTGATGATTTTACGAGTGGACGGGGCAATTGGAAGTGACTGGGTAGGTGTCGGTTCCTTCGGGTTCTTTAGGGCATCGAACTCCTGTTTGATCCAGCAATTGTCAGGAAACTTCTCGGATTCGTCCGGAATATGCTCCAATGGAACCCATACCTTGAGCTTCAGGTAGCACCCGCAGACCTCGCAGTTGTGCAGCTTGGTATCGTGGTTGGTCCGTAGCTGGGTGGCATTACGGATCATGTCATGCCGGCGAATGATCTCGGCCGCTGAGTTTTCAACGCGCTGGGTGTTCGGCTTGTTCTTGGGGCATCGGAGGCAGGCAGACGCCCGGTTATTAGCCAAATCAAACGGAACCGGTTCGCCACCGCTCCCGAGCCATTCGATTAGGATTCCGACAGCCTTGGCGTCGCGTCTAACGCGATCCGCAAGAACCGCAGCTGCGTGTTTTACGCCTCGGAGCATTGGCTATTTGGGCAGTTTGGGTTTCAGGATCGTAGCTGGATACGTAGCGCGGATTGTGTTTCAAACGCAGCGCCGTGAAGTTTTCGAGTTCCCATTCAATCGAATCCAAGTCCAACGAGAACTGGAACGACTTGTTTAGCTGACGATGGTTGTAGATCTGAACCGCTGTCCTATCGAAGCTGGTCTCATTCGGTGCCGGTGCCCACCATCCGGTCTCAGGTTGGAAGAACTTCCATCCCCCTGGCGGGAATGAGTCTCTAGAAATGAGTCGATAGACGGTCATGCTTCGATCAACGCCACGGATTGTTCTTTCTTACGCAACTCCGACTGCCGCGAGACCAACCACTCGGGTACTCGTCGTTTCCCGAACCCAACTGCGCCACCAGTCACGATCTGGAATCCACGTCGTCTCGCGATCTCTATAGCTGTGACAAAACTGTCCCACAAGTCGGGGCTTCTTCCCATTCGATTTTTGGTGTCTTCCTTGGGCTCAACCGAAATCTTCCTACCCCCCGGTGGAATGCCCCATTCCCGATAGGAACCCTCCAGCGCACAATCACGGGAAAGTTGACGCAATTGCTTTGATTCAATCACCAATCTGGACGCAAACCAAAGCGATGTAACCATGTTCTTGTAGGCATCCATCTCGTTCTCGTTGCTTCCCGGACGAGTCGGTCGATTTGGTGGCGGTCCACCGAACTCGATTGGAACCACTTCAGTCCCTCCGGGTTTCCAAAGCCTTGCAAATGCGGACATCAATGTGCCACGACCGGTAGAATCAAATCCTACGTTTTGAGGTGAAATATCTCTCTTTTTACAGTAGTCCCGGACGAATTCTGCAATCTGGTCCTGTACCTCCATGGTCGTCCTCGCGTTGGTTGGAATGACGATCTGGGGCTCAATAAACGCAATTAGGTGCTGGCCAGTGACATCAATCCCAAAACCAAGGTCAGTAAGGACGCTTCGATCTCCACCGACTGCTGAGTAGGCAGCGTCAATCCCAATGATCCGAGTGATCGGAGTATCGGCCCAAACGACTTCTGCGTAGGCATTGTTCGTGTCGCACAGGGTCAGCGTGACAATCCGGCGCTTTTCTCCGTCCTTGGGCATCATACCAAGGTTCATCATGGAGTATTGCAGGGAGTCTTTTCCGTAATACGCCAAATCGGACTCGATATGCTCCGGGGTGATGATCCCGATGTGAGGATTTAGGCCCCGTGGGTGGTCGTAATTGGGGCTGTCAGTGCCGCAAAGCTGAATCGCCAGACCATTCTCCGCTCGGGTCTTCCATGTGCGAGTCCTTTCCTCAAATGCTAGTCCTTCCCATCCTCCCAGTGAGACATGCGGTTCGCAGATTCGGCCAAGCGGGTCAGATCGGTCCTTTGGGTTTCCAAGGGCGATCATCTTCCACTTTCCACCCTTCCGAAGGTTAGCGACTGAATCCAGGAACCCGTCAGCCATCAAGCTGGCCTCGTCGGCTACCAGCATGATGTACTTGTTCTTTATTCCCACGTAGGAAGCAATTCCTTGGAACGTACCACCCACCTTACAGGCCACCCCCAATATCCCGGAGATGAAATTCTGGGTTTCATCATCAGAATCGGCACCAGTAAGCATTGAGCGACTGTCAATCACCCGTCCCGGAAGCCATTTCCTTCGTTCCTTTGCCTTATTGTGGATGTTCTTAACCGCCCCAAATACCCGAAGCTGCAACCCGTCCCGAGTCGTTGTGGACATGATTATCGACGCTTCGGTGTGGAAACACTGAAAGAACGTGTAAGCGAATGCGGCTGCCGAGTAGGTCTTCCCGGATGATGCCGGACCCATGACGCCAATCTCTGTGTAATCGCAGAATGAGTCGATCAGTAGTTCGGACCACCTTTGCCATTCAAACCATGGCAGCAAAGCACGCATGGCAGCCTTGAAATGGTACTTGAAACCGTTCCCATACCTCACTCCGCCAAGGGTCTTGTAACCGCCACTTCGGACCATGGATTTCTCGATCAAAAATCGGTCCATGCTCGAATGGCCCTCTGCTGGGGTCCAATTGAGCTTCGTTAAGTAAGAGTCAGACACGCTTGTCAACCTATAAGGCGTGGTGTCATGTACGCAACGTGGCGGACGCACCGACGACGGTAACAGATGGCTACCTTTCCATGGAGGGCGGAATGGATAGCGGGTTTGTCCCCACTTTGCTTCAGAACAATGAACTCTCATGGGCTGTCAATACGACGGTTCGTGGCGGATTCCTGAAACCTCGTCCTGGATTCAGGTTTCGGGCTCTCAACTTCACCACCGAGGCATCAATCAGCGGTTTTGAGGATGGTTTGTTCCAAGGCGCAGGCGTCTACGTGGATGCGAAGGCCAACGGGAACCTATTGGTGTCGGTGTCCGGAAGGATCTTCTCAATTGCCGTCGCTGACTTCTCGACCAAGGAAATCACGATTTCTGGAGACCGGAATAGTTCAACCCAGCCTCATGCATGGTTTCAACAGGCTGAAAACTGGACGATCATTCAGAACAACCTTCAGGCTCCGCTAATCTGGAATGGGATTTCACTGGTTCGGTCGGTAATCGCCAGACAAGTGCCGGTAGGTGGTCCAATGGCTTATTTGAAGGGTCGATTGTGGGTTGCCGAAGGCCATGAGTTCTTCGGAGGGGATCTGGTCAATTCCAACATCACTCTCGGGAAGGCTTCAGTTCTTGAGTTCACCGAGAACACCTTTTTGAACGAAGGGGGAGCATTTTCGGCTGCTGGACCCATTACCGGAATGATCGGACTGTCGAATATAGACACGGTATTGGGGGATGGCGACCTACTGATTTCGACTGCAAACGCGATCTACGCCTTCAACGCTCCATCCGATCGGAACGTCTGGAAAGACCTTCAGTACCCAATCCAACGCTTCGCAGTCATAGGTGCAGGAGCGGTTTCGGCTGAATCCATGGTCATTCTTCAAAATGACATGCTTTTTAGATCCGGGGTGGGTGCAACGTCAGGCGCGGGTGTTTACTCGTTCAAATACGCTCGGGCAGACTTCCAGAACTGGGGTTCTTCCCCGGTCTCCAGGCAAGCAGTACGAGCCTTTGCCTACGACACCCCATTGCACCTTACCGAGTGCTCCGGGGTGCGTTTCAACAACCGAGCAATGTGGACGGTTCAGCCTGAGATGGTGAACCGGCATGGCATGATCCACCGAGGCTTGGTGGTTTTGGATTACTACCTAGTTTCAGGTCTTGGTCGTAAGATTGATCCTTGCTGGGAAGGAGTTTGGACTGGCCTAAGGATACTAAGAATCCTTACCGTTTCGCACAAGAACGTCCAACGCTGCTTCATTTTCGCTCTCGACGACAACAACAAGATCAAGCTATGGGAACTGACCTTAGCTGACCGTTTCGACACCGGTCCGGATGGCGATGACAAGGCAATCCAATGGATCACTGAATCGAAGTCTTTCAGTTTCGCTACCCCGCGAGAGATCAAGCAACTTCAGGGTCTTGAAAACTGGTACGATAGTCTCACTGGACCGGTTGAAATCACTGCCAAATTCCGTCCAAACTTGTCAGAATGCTGGAGTTCTTGGGCCAAATGGAATGGATGCGCTAAATACCGAAACTGCGATCCTGTTCCGGAGGGAGAATGTCAGGTCCCGTCCTATTTCAGGCAGCAGGTTAGGACCAGGATGGCGTTTCCGGCTCCCCCGGAGATTGTCGATCCACAGAGCGGTGGCTTGACCAACCAAGGATACGATTTCCAGATCAGAATGGAAGGAACTGGATATCTGAGGCTGAATCGTTCCGTGTTGAATGCGGTTAAGGTTGGGGATTCTCAATTTGGTGACTTTGAAGGCATAAGCTGTTTGGATGTTGGAAGCGGAGATTGCTCGAATCAGGAATGCAGAGAAGTCGAATGCTGCGACCCACCTGACTACGGATACCAGTCGGCTGACAGCACCAACACCGCCAGAATCACTGGCAATGCCTTTCTCCATTCTCCTGATGACCCTACGGCCTACGATATCTGGTCGGGACGGGTAGGTCTGGACGCTGCGGGGGAATGGATCACTGGACCGGACTCATTGCTGGTTCCCCAATTCCTGTTTTGGGGAGGACTCGAAACCGACAAGCTGACTCTCGATTCTCAGACCTCCATTGACGGGGACTACCCATACACGTCGGTGGTCGGAGAAACTCTTTCGGATCAGGTTTATGGAGCGGCCAAATCAGCCACGGAACCGCCTTGGACCGATTCGCTATCAATCCAGCAATTTGACCCGGACGCTTTGGGAGAACCAGTGTCAGTAGACATCACTTCAACCACGTTCGTTCGTTGTGCTCCACGGGCACAAAACTTGGACTTGGTGAACGCTCAGGATGTTACCGCAGGAATGACGGGAACGGTCATTTTTGAGTATCCATCCACGGATACGTTGGTAAGCCTTCCATCCACTACCCAAGTCACGGTTTCATGCACGGCTTACGTTTTCCCGACCGACTTCAATGCCCCGTCTGGATTCGTTACCGATCCTCCAATTAGCAACACCGAAACGGACGTTCAAACGCTTACATCATCCTCTCCCGAGTGGGCCTCGTTGCTTGGCGGTGGCTCACAGAGCTGGCCCGCATCAGCATCCAAGATCGACATCGCGTTTTCTACCCCTGGACCCACGGACTTGGCTTTCGAGCAGACGTCTCCTCAGATTGCTGCCGAGATTTCGATGGAGTGGCATTACCACCCGTTTGAAGGGTACTGGATCTTCTGCATCGACAACGCGGCTCCATGGACTCCGACATCGTTCAGTATCCCAATGGCCACCTTGGCGGACTTGGGCGGACCAGCACCAAACCGCGGTGAAATCAATGGATTCGGCTACGAGGTTGTCGTCGATTTCGCAGCTAAGGAATTCAAGCTGTTCCGGTCCGCGACTCAGGTCGTGGCTGGCGGCGGAAGCGTGACCGTGGTTGGAACCGAAGCTGTCGGCAGTACCACAGATCCTTTCCCTGGTCTTACGATTCAGCTACGTCCATTGGAGTACCCGATGGGTCCAGTGCTGGCGTCCGACATAACGAATTCCGAAGGATTCTACTACTTTGACAATCTGGCAGCCGGGGATTACGTGGTTAGCGTCGTCATCCCAGAAGGTTATGAGATTGATCCGGATTCGAGCGAGACCATTGATGTCACGCTTACGGCCGGCCAAGTAGCCAGTGACAAAGACTTTATCCTGATCCAATCCATACCGTGACATCCATTGAACTGACGCCAGGGATTCTTCCGCAGCCAGCGTGCTACGCCACAGAGCAGGATCGTTTTGACGCCTACGTCAATGCAATCATTGCGACTCTCGTTTCGGACCCTGAATGGATTGTTCAGGCTGAGACTCCCGGACCAGACGAAACCGACAAGCATTGGCTCAAGCTGGACATCAACAGCCGACCAGTAGGAGCCTGCGAGTACGTCGTTTCGGATGCAGATTGGGTTCCTTGGCTGTGGTTTCCTGTTACAGGTAGCACAACAGGTGCTGGGAATGCTTACACGCTGACCAATACGCCTCCGTTCACGACCACTGGTGAGGCTTACGGTTTGTTCCGAACCTACAAGTTCTTGGCCAACTTTAGCACCACAGGACCGTCAACGCTGAATATCGACGGGTTGGGTGCAAAAGCGATCAAGATCAAAGTAAGCAGCGATACCGGTGCCGATACCATTAAGACCGGGCAGATCGTCGAAGTAGTGTATGACGGGACCAACTTTCAGATGGTTTCGGCCTTGTCGGTGCTTCAGATCACCACTTCCGACATCGTTCCGGGGACAAAAGATGGAGATTTTCTCAGGACTCGCGACATTTCCGGAACTCTGACAACCGTCTGGGAACAGTCGGATTATACCACCACTGAGTCTGATGCTGTAGCAATTCCTGCCGGTGGTACTCCTGCAACCTTCCTGCATGGCCTTGGAACCACACCGAGACGCTATGGTTGTGGAATCATTCTTACCGATCCATCGGGAGACTTGGGATGGGCACAGGGAACGTACATTGATCTTTCCTACACATCTCAGATTGATCCTGGCCTCAGCGATGACAACGCGCCGACGGTCGCTGCCAACAACACGTCGATCATTCTCCAAACAATGGTTGGATCAACCGCATTCCGTATTTCCAATTTCAGCACCGGAGCGGTAACTGCAATTGACCCAACCAAGTGGAAGTTGATCGCTTGGGCTCAAATATGATCGCACTCTCAGACCTCAAGAACTCAACGATTCCGAATTCCGTCAATCTGGCGGGGTGCAATCCCAATTTCACGCGTCTGGCTAACGAGGCTCAGGTTCGTTTGGCCAACAAGGGTCGGTGGTGGGGCACAACCAAGCGCATTCGCATCTGCGTCAATCAGAAGTGCATTACGTGGCCGGCAGGAGTATCCGTTGTGGAAGGATTCAACATTGGAGGATGGGGAGTTCCACTTCGCAATGGATGGTTCGAGTTCCAAGACAATGTTCCGGTAATCACTGGCCGTCGCTGTCAATGCACGCCGCAGCAGTTGCTTGATCGTGGCATGAGTTGCCAGTTCACCGACCCAATCGTTGACTCATACATTCGCATCTATCCGGTTTCGTCGTCCGATGCTGACAAGGTGGTTCTCCTACAGGGTTTCGACCAGAATGGGAACCCGATTAGAGGCAATACAGGCGACGACTATTTCGATGGTGAAAAGCTGACACTGGCATCTCCATTCGCCACTTCGACCTCGATATTCGCACCGCCCGGACTGATTGCTGTCCAAAAGCCGATCACGAATTCCTACCTCAAGGTGTTTTCGGTAAATGCTGTAACCGATGAGGAAACCCAGATCGCCACATGGGGACCTTCCGAGACTGTTCCTCAGTACCGTCGCAGCGCGATCACCCATGTCCCTCGTCACTGTCCAGACCGATGGAACGAGGGAGATAACTGCACTCCTAGACTACTCAACTGCGTTCGATCAGTTGCGGACGCGATTGTTAGGCTTACTCCGCTCCCAATGGTGGTGGACACCGACTGGTGTTTCATCGGCAATCTTGGTGCAATGAAAGCAGCCATGAAGGCCATGCAGAAGGAGGACCAAGACGACTACGAAGAAGCCGCTTTGGAGTGGGGTAACGCAATCAAGCTACTTCGTGACGAGATCAACACCTACGAGCCACCTGAGCGGATTCAGATCAACTCGGAAGTGTTTGGTTTCTCCCCAATCAAGCGCGTGTTGGCTGGCATACGATGAAGCTTGAACTCGACATTCCGCAGATCCCGGAGCCTTCAATAGAGGTTCGCGGGTTGCTCTACCTTGTGCTTG